TCCGCCCCCGCCCGGATTGCCCAGGCCGAAGAGTTGCGAAATCACCTTCCTTGTCAGGGATTTCAAAATATCGCCGATCAAATCTTTGAAGAAACCGAATTTCTGTGTCAGCCGATCAATTCCGCCATCCAGCACGCCGAGGAATTTGTCCTTGAAGTTGCTCCCAATCCGCTCAAACGCCTCTGCGGTCGTTTCGGCCTCGCTTCTCAGTCCCTTGAAAAAGGCTTGTGCGGGCGTGAGTTGCTGGCCAAACGTGGCGAGTTTTTGAATCTCCAGATTTAGCCGTGCGAGTTTTTCCGGGTCGGTTTCAAGTGCTTTTTGCGCCTCCAGGGACGCAATCAGCACATCGCGCAACTGCCTCTGAATCGCCAGCGTGGCCTCTTTGCCCTGCGCTTCGCTGATCACGCCCTGGCTGATGGCCTGTTGGATTTGGAGTTCCTGTTGCTGAACCGCGAGGTCTTCCACGCGGGCGGCGCGGTCAAGTTCGCGAGCGCGTCGAATTTGCGCCTGTGCCTCTGCTACGCGCGGGTCAACGTTTTGCGCAATCAGGTCGGTGGGCAGTTGGCCAGTTGATTCGCCGCTCGGCAGGGCGAGCTTTTGCAAATCCGCCAGCAGTTCGATTTTCTTCTTCTGCGCGGCATCGAGAAAGCGCAACTGATTTTCCGTTTCTGCATCTGTCAGAGAACGTGTCTTCAGTTCCAACTCGGTGCGCAGTCGCAACAACTCGCCCTCAAGCCTGATCTTCTCCGGCGTGTTGGCCTTCGCTGCGCGCAATGACTCTTCCGTGGCACGGATTTCCTGCTGAATGATATTGATCGAATTACCAATGCTCGATTGCTCAATGCCGGTTTTCGTTTCGTAAAACTCCCGAATGGAAATCTCTTCATTGCTGAATCGTTCCTGCACCGCTTTCAATTCGCGTTGGTTGGCGTCTTCGACCAGGCGCAATTGCTGGTCGAGGGTTTCTTTCGTAAAGCGAAGTTGGGCCTCGCGCAGTTGGCGCGCCTTGGATTCGGCGGATTCGCCGCCACCTGCTGAAACTCGATTTTTGCGGTCTTGCTCATCCTGAATCTTCCTGTCTCGCTCCGCATTCGCCCTATCCAGCACGTCTTGCGGCACAATCGGCCCTTCCGGCTGCGAAAGATTGGCAAGCTTCAGCAGTCGCGAGCGCAGCACTTCAAGATTCCCCCCTAATCCGCTTGCCGCAATGCTCTGGCTGATGAATTCTTCGGTGGTCAAGCCAGACGCGCGGCGGGCAGCATCAAAGGCAGTAGCCAGCGCAAGAAGCTCTTTCTGATTCCCGGAAGATGCAACGCGCGCCTTGTCCAGTTCCGGCGACAACTCAGCGATTTTCTGGCGATAGATGTCTGCCGCTGCAACGCCCGGCCCTGCCAAGCTGCGCCCAAAACGCTCCCCGGAATTCTCTGCTGCTGCCTGCTTGCGCGTCAGTTCGTCCAATTGGGCTTGCAGTCGTTCCACCTGCGCGCGGTTCGCCTCCATATTGGCCGAGGTGACGTTTAATTGATTGGCAAGCTGCTTTCCCTGCTCAATAGATTCCTTTTGCAACCCTGCGCGCCGCGTTGCGTTTTCCTGCTCAAGTAATTGAATCAGTCCGGTCAGCTTGCCAGAGGTTGTTTCAATGCCGCCCGCCTCTTCTGCATACAGGCTCACACGCTCCCGCTGAACCGGCGTGAGCGCGTCATATGCCGCTCGAATTTTCGCCTGCTCGTCCGCGTTCAAACTCGATTGCTCGCGTAGATTCTTCAGCGCGTCCAGTTCCGATTGACCGACTTCTACGCGCTGCCGGGAAGCGTTCAACGACGCCTCGGTTGCCGCTGCCGCTTCGGTTGTGCTTTGCGCAAAAAGCTGATTGGCCACGACAAGCCCGCCAATTACCAGCGCGACCGCGCCAAGAGCAATTGCCACGGGCGGAATTGTTGCCGCAAGTCCTGCAATCGCGGCTCCTGCTCCCGCGAGAGCGCCGCCTTCGGCAAACAGGGCTGAGACGACGGTGATTATATTTCCGAGCGCTCCCAAGGTCTGAATAAGCGCCCCAATGGCAACTACAATTGGCCCAATTGCCGCCGCCACTGCTGTGAGAATCAAAATGGCTTGCTGCGCGCTGTCCGGCAATGCACGGAAAGCATTTGACAACTGCTCAATAATCGGCACCGCCCGTTCCACCAGCGGCTGAAGCGCTTCAATCAGCGCCAACCCCAGCGGGCGGAACGCCACAATCACCCGGTCACGCAATTTCTCAAACTGAGTGCCGATGGATTCGGTCACGCCGGCCAATTTACTGTTGCTGGATGCGGCTTGCGCAAATGCCGCGAAGAATTCTTCCGTGGTATCAATGCCCAGTTTTTTGGCGCTTTCGCGAATGGCGGCGGCGTTCGTGGCGTTGTCCACGTTGAAGATTTGCTTGATCAATTCTCCCCCCAAGGGAGATTGCCCAACCAATTCCTTCAAATCTTGGCGCTCAAAATTCTGACTGATCAACTGTACCAAGTTGCCCGCGAATTTCTGCGGATCGCCCAGCGGTGCAACGGCGTTCAACCGCCCAATGGCAGGCAGGATTTTATCAATTGTCGCAACCGATACATTCGCCACGCGCAATTGTGCATCCAGTGTTGCGGCCAGCGAGGTCGTCAGCCCCGGCGACCGCTGCGCCGTGGCAACGAGTTGCGCAAAGCGCGCCTCTGCTGCCTCTGCACTGCCAGTCAGGGCTTTCAGTACATTCACCTGCCGGTCAAGGTCCACGGCTGAGGATACGGCTGTGCGTCCGAGTGCAATAATTCCAGTTGTCAGGCCAGTAAGGGCAAAACCGGCCTGCTGGATGGACTCACCCGCTTCGCGAATCGTGGAACTGTAGCGGCGAAAGAAGGTGAGCGCGCCGGTATTATTGGCTGCGCGCTCCAGTTTTCGCTGCCGCTCGATTTCCCGCTGCGCGAATCGCTCGCGTAGCACGTCCAAGTCTGCCTGTTTCTTCGCTTCGATCTGCGCAATCCGTCCGGCGCTTTGCGTGGCAATGGATTCGAGGCGTCCATTGGCGCGCAAAGCTTCCTGCTGAATCTTCGCGGCGTCCGCTGCCGCTTTCGCCGCCGCCCGCGCCTGAATGGCGTCAATTGTTGCCTGATTGCGCTTGACTGCCTCCGCCGTTCCGGCGCTCAGCGCATCCCCGATTTTCTTCCCGGTGGCGCGCAATCCGTCCGTGCCCGAATCAAGCGCGCTCTGAAGCCCGGCTTTCAGTTTGCGTGCGAATGCCGCCACGTCGGGCTGCGCAAGTTCGGTTCTAATTACAATCGGTTCAGCCATTGCGTTTTTCGTGCCACTGTGAATAATTTCGCCGCCATCGGCCCCAAAGGAGAAAATCTACTGTGAAAACTTTTCTGCTCGTTCTTGCGCTATCTATCTCGGTCGCTGCCCAATCACTGACCGCCACCACGCCGGATGGCAAATCCGTGATTTTGAACCCAGACGGCACATGGAAATTCGCCGCCGCTGAATCCACTGCCACATTGTCAATCGAAGCCGCGTTGATTTATCAATCGGGCGATGTGAAACCGGCGGCGCGAACGACGTTTTATCTGTTGGATGAATCGCCGCTCGATCTTCTGGAAAAAGCCAATGTCCGGCCCGTTCAGGGCGGCGCGCCCGTTCGCCTCGTGTTCAGCCTCGCGCGGCTCAAATCCAGCATTTGCGACGACTGCGCCCGGTTCGCCGCCGATGTGGGCAAAGCCCTTGCCCCTCATGTTGTCAAACAGGTCAGCACCGGATTTGACGGAAAGGCGGTTTTCGATTCCGTCAAGCCCGGCACCTACCATTTATTCGGCGTCTGGTCTGCCGGGCGGAACGATGTGCTCTGGATACTCAAGATTGATCTGAAGGCCGGAGCCAACACGGTCAAGCTTGACCAGAACAACGCCGCACTATCGTTGTGACCGCACCCCCCGCGCCCGGTTCAACTCCGCCATCCGCTGCTGCATTTCCGCATCCTGCGCCCGCTGTCGCGCCTCAGCTTCCTGATCTGCGCGCCGTGCGGTTTGCAATGCGTCCAAACACGCCCACTCGGCTGCGGTCAGGCCGTCGGGATAGTCGAATCGCGCGCCCGCGTCTTTCAGTCTGTCCAACCGCAACGCCACGGCCATTGGCTCGCTCAGGTGCGACGGCGATGGCAGGCCGCGCGGCTTATTGCAGCCAAGGCAGATTTCATGCGGGCGGGATTCGTCTTCGGCTTCGATCCTGATGCCCGCCTCATAGCAGGCATCGAGTCGAAAACAGCCGCCAGTCTTCAAAGAGCGTTGGAAGCTGAGCTGAGCGGTGATGTGGTCGCTCAGCTCACGGGTCAGTCCCGTGCTTTCTTTCTCCACAGTTGCGTCAACTGCGTTACGGCTTCGCTTTTCCACTCGCCCAGAAACGCGGCGGCGAAAGCTTCGCGGCCGGCTTCGGCGAACGTTTTCCCGTTTGCCAACACCTCGGATGTCGAGCTATCCGTATCGGGCGCAACGCTCAAAAGCAGCGCGTCAAACAGGTCGGAAAATGCCTGCTGATTAATCCCCGACGTGGCCAGTTTGGTTTTGCCCTGTTGCACGGACATGCTGAATGTTGCTTTTTTTTCAAAACCTCGCTTTTCCGATTCCGTCCACTCGCGCAACCTCAGTTTGAGTACTGCCCAAGGGGAGTTCAGCGAGCCGATGCGCAAGCGCACTGCCCACTCGCCACCGTCGAATGTGGCGCTGCTTTCTTCCGGCAAAACTTCCGCGCCGCACTCGTACAGCGCTGCAATTGCCATTTCCTTGTGCGCCACGCGCATTCGTGCGGCCAGTGGCTCGGTGACAGCCGTGCCATCCTCAAGCCCCGGATAACCGCTGACCGACTCTGCAATCTGATCCCATAGCCACGTCAATCCGTCGGACATTCCGCCATGCTCTTCCGTGATTTGAGTGCCGGAGTGACGCTCCTGAAAGACGAGCTTGCGTTTGTATTCGGATTCCTGTCGCGGGGTCGGCCTGCTCAGCCTGTGCGTGACAACCAGTTTGCCCTCTTTGCCCGGCCAAGCGACCGGCAGCAAGATTTCAAAGGATGTGATCGCGAGGTCAAATGCGGTTTTGGCTTTTTGCGTCTGCGTTGCTTCGTTCATTTTTGGCCCTCCTATCGGCCCCTGAATTGTGAATCAGCCCGCGTGCGTGTCAGGAAGCGCGCCGTTTCCCGGTTGCTGTACAGGCAGCCGGTAGCGGGCTGATCTTGTTTTCAATCGCTACCATTTCCCCAGCGGACAGGCGATTTCCGGCAATCGCCACTTCGTTCGCAGGTCACTCATTGCCCATTGCGCACAGCCACACGCGCCGCAAAATAAACCGGTCGCGGTCGTGACAACCTCCGGGCAGTCGTTGCAAATCTGTTCGCGCCGGGTCGCCTCTGCGAGCGGCGCATCGCCGGTTCGCAGAAATGACCACAGGGCGCGCGCGAAGGATTTAAGCTGGGTCAGTTGCAGCATCGTCTTTTTTTTTCGCTTCTGGTTCAGCCGTTGGCTCGACCGCCGCCGATTCAACCGGTGCGGCAGTCTTCGCCGCCCGCTTCGCTAATCGCGCCGCTTCGTGCTGCGCCGCCTCTTCCGGCGTCACGCTCCACAATTCGGCAAGGATTTCCGCGCGTGTTTTCGTTCCCTCTGCCATCATTTCCCCTTATGCAAATGTGCCGATTGTCGAATTGACCACTTCCACCGTCAGCACCGACGTTCCCGAAGTAATCGGCAGCAGGTCCATCTGAATCGCGAACTTGCCGTCGCTGTCCACGTTGACAATGCGCGTGATTTTCGCGGTGGGAATGATAATCTTCAGGTATTCGTAGGTCGTGTCCGGCGTGCCGCTTGGGTCAAGGTCTGCTCCGCGCGCGCCGAAGGTCACGTCCGTCAACGTCACACCCTCCACCATGTCATCCCACTCATCCGCCGCATCGGCTTCAATTGTGATCTGCGCGGTTACGCTGCGGTCGCGGTGATGGAGTTTCGAGTTAAACGCCGCATCGCTCGCACCGCCGCTGGCCGTGGGATCGCCCGCATCCTGCGTCGAATCGCCGGTGCAGCGGTCGCCCTGCGGATTCAGCGCGTTATCCAGGCTGACCGTCCAACCGCGCACCGTGCAGCCCGCGCCCAGGTCAACCGCATCGCCGTTGTCATAGCTCAGATAGGCGAACGGACGCAGACAGGTAAACGACGGTGCAGAAGGCAGCGACGTGACGCCGTGAGGCGACCAGTGTTTGCCGGAGCCGACGAGGTTGAACGATGTTTTAATCGCGTTCACGCCCTCCTGACTCATCGTGGCCTGGCCGACTACCATGCCGGCATAGCGGAAGCTGTAGCCGCTGCCTTCCATCACGCTGATTGCGTTGAAGCTGGGCAATTGCAGCCCCGTGCTTTCCGGCAACATTGGGCAGGTGTGTTTGCCCGCCAGCAGCGCAACCACTGTGGTATTGGTGATCGTTCCGCCTGCCGCGCGAAGCCAGAGGCGCGCCGCCAGATCGAAATCCGCATCGGCGGCCACGTTGACGCCGCTCGGTTCCCAGTAGGTTTTGCAAACGGCGGAAGCAAATTCGCTCCCGGCCCGTCCCTGATCGGTGCGGAATTCCTGCACCGGAATTGTTACCAACGGCGCGTCATTGACCGCACGCAGGTAGTTTGAGCCGGTGGTGTTGGATGCGTTGTAAGAGCCTTCGACCGTTTTGCCGATGTAGAGCTTTGCTGCCCGTTGTAAGTAAGTCGCCATAGAAACCTCGTTTGGTTTGCGAGGTCGCTAGGCGCGGGCGTTTTGCCGCGTTGGCCGGATTCGTCGCCGTCACCGGGCCGCTTGCTCAGTTGGTAAAATCGAAAAGAACTATTTGCGCTCGGCTTGCAGGCGCTTTGCATATTCGGTGACTGCCGTGCCGATGCCCTTGATCAGTCGCCCTAATTCTTCAAGAAACCAGATTGTTGCCGGACTCATTCACACCCCACCTTCACGCCATCGAGCACGATCACGCCGCGCGCGATATGGATCAGCTTGCCGTTCGGCCCCTCTGCCGCTGGTCGAATGTCGTCAAATGACGGCGGTAGCGCGAAGGTCAGCGGATCGGCCAGCGGCTGCAAAAACGCATCCCGCACATCGTCCAGTTCGTCGAGAAATTCCTTTTCCGAATTCGTCGTGTTGTCGCCGGTGGCATATTGCAAAAATGCCCAGACGGCATAGCGGGGTGAATATTCGGCGTAGTTTTGACGGTTCGCCTTCAGCATGTCCGCCGTTTTCGTGACAATCCACCCGTGAATTCGCGCGCCGTCGGAATCGGCGCTGCGCAGCATCTCCCAATCACCCGCCGCCAGTTTGCCCAGGATGTCGCGCGGCTTCACAACGGCATTGGGCGCAGCGGTGGCGATTTTGGCGGCAATGGCGGTTTGGATTTCATAGGAAGATGCCATTTACGCAAAGCTCCCCAACTGTCCCGCCTTAAAGCGTTGCTTCACAGTTTCAACCGCGGGCCGAATAAATGGGCGATTTAGCTCGTTTTCCAGGATTGCCGCATATTCCGTATTGATCACCCGCTCCACAGTCAGCGGCGCGATAAATCGCGGTCGCCCTTGACTGCGAAACAAATTCCCGCTGCGAATCGCGGGCGCTTGCCCCGGCGCGGACGCAATATATTTCCCCCGCGCTGGCCGTGGCCGGTAATACGTCCGGCCTGATTTCGGCAGGCCGAAGGAGCGAATTTCCAACGCGCGTTCGTATTCGGCAATGTCCATCAGGATGGGGCGGGCCTGCTGGGTGATGGCGGCGCGGAAAAGATCATTGTTGAGAAGGACGGTGTAGGAAGAGGGCATTAGTCTTCGTCCTCCTTGGGGGTCACGCCCAGCCGCCACAACCTGCACTCACCAAATGGCGGGAAGAAATGCTCCTTCACCAGACTGTAGCGCGTTGTTGCGTAGGGCGTTTCCAGTGTCAAAGAACTGACGCGAAGTAGGTCCGCAGCGGCCAGCCTATCTTCCGGGACGCGGATTTCGTACTTTACTTCCGGCGGCAATTGCGTGCCGTCAAACGCCCGGTCGTAGAACTTGAAGGCGTCAATTCCAGCAGATTGAGTTGGCGTATTCGTGCCGCTCAATCGCTCAAAAAAGATCGTACTGCCCTCACCCAAGGCATTTGGGCCTTCGTCATGCTGCGTGTGCGCGACCTCTTGCGCGAACGCCACGTTGTAAGCTTGGATGTCGCCAAGAATGCTCATCAGGCAACCTCCAGTGATGCAAAACGCTCTGCCTGCTTAATGCACTGCTCATAGACCGCTTTATCGGCGACAAGTGCGCTTGCCATCGCCGCCTTCGCTTCCCACACCTGCCGTACAGCCCGTCGCACGTCGTACAAATTGTCAAAATCCGGCCCGTATTCCTGCCATGTCAGAATCGGATCACTCGCGCCTTCAGTAATAATTCCGCCCGCGCCCTTCGGCCATTCCGGCTCATCGGCAGCATCCGCATCGCTCGTTCCCGCCTGAATGCAGCGGTATTTGTGACCGTTGCGAACGGTGGGCAGAATTACCGCGCCGTAGGTGTACGCCGTGCCCACTGTCCAGATCGTCGCCTTGATTGAATTGTCAAGAATCGTGTCCAGTGCTGCCGAGCCGATCAACGGCGGAACGTCCGGCTGCGCATACAGCCGGAGCAGTTCCATCGCGGATTGACGTTGTTCGGCAGCGCTTGGCATTTATCGTTTGCGGTGATGCTTTTTCTGCGATTCGGTTTTTACGGGTTCCGGTTCGGATTCGGCTTCCGCGTCCGGTTCCTGATCTTCCTGCTCTCGCTCCGGTTCTACAAAGACTTGCGGCTCCGGTTCGAGTGCCGCCGGCGCTTCAATTACTGGTTCCGGTGACGCAAGCAATCCATATCGCTCCGCCACTGCGCGCGGCAAGGTGCAGCCCTTAGCAACCAACTGCGTCAGCTTGTTCGGGTCTTTCTCGCCAACCACGTTGCCGTGCTTGTCAAGAAAGACGAACCGATCCGCTACCCAATCGCTTGCGCTCGGCGGCTCTGGTTTGATGATTGTCACCATCTGCCTCCTATGTGGTTCCGGTGAAACGAAGCAAATACACCGGCACAGTTACCGCACCCGCCAGCGTGCCAGTTGCGGCGGCGCGAATCAGCAGCCGGTCGCCCGCAACCACCGCCAGATCAGCCGCAGTAGCGGTCAGTGTTAGGCTTCGTTTCGTATTGGCCGATAGCGCCGTTCCGCCCGTTGCTTTGGTTGTGTTGGCGTCAGTGGCGGCCAACATCGCCGTCGAACCCGCGCCGCCTTGCCCCAGGTTAGTGATTGTCCAGGTAATGTAGTTGGAGTCGTGCGCCGCCAGCGATGCCAGTGAGGAAAAATCCACGCTATCAAGCGTGCCTGTTTCCGGGACAATCACATAGTTATCCGTATTGCTGGTCGTGGCGATGGAGGCGCTGACGACATGGACATGCTTCCGCTTCGCCGCCCCGGTCAGAAGCGTTCGGCTGAATGCGTTTGCTGAGCCGTCGCGCCGTGCGCCCTCTGCTGGATCAAGATAGGCCATAAGAAAACCTCAAGAGTAAAGCGGCGTCACGTACACGCCGAAAGTGAATGATTCATTGCCCGAAGTTGTGGCCGCAACCACCACCCATTTGACGCGCCAAAGATTGCCCACCGGCCCTTGCTTCACGCCTGCCGCCAGTGCAGCGTCTTCCGTGGCGTGAACCGCTGCCGTCGGGGTCATCAGCGCCACCCAATGCGCGAAGTGATCAACCGGCTCCGTCGCATTGCCGACAACTTGCGTGAAGTGGACAAAATCCGTGAAGGTGGTGCCACCATCAACAGAGTGCTGAATATAAACGTCCAGCGTATCTCCGGCCTCTGTTGCAGCCGCCGTGACGTTCAGGTGAAACGCGGCCCCGGCCAGCCAATTGTTGAGCGTTGACCGGACTTGCGTTGCCGTACTGGTGCCGCTTGCTGTCCGCGCGGCGGCTGCTAAGAGTTCCATTGATCACCCCGTTTATACCGCTGTCCAAGTCCCGATGTAGGAATTCACATTCCAATCACCGGCAACCACGCACTGAATTTCCACGCTTTCACCAACTGCGTCGGCGACGATATACGCCCCGGCGGAAGACTGCGCGCCGGTGGATGGCAGGGCAATGGTTTCCGTTCCGTTCGGGTCAATGCGCAATTGCTGCGCCGCGCCAACGTGGAACCGATACCACTGGCCAACCGTGGCGGCGGGCAACGAAAAGACGACCGCACCGCTTGCGCCTGCCGTAGTAAAGGTTTTTCCGTTGTCCGTCTCGGCAACAACGGTATAGTCGGCGGTTTTCGCCTCGATGGGCCGCAGTTCCCGGCCATTCAAAGTTGCAGACATGATCTTTCTCCTATTGATGGGCGCAGCCGCAGCCGCGCCCGGTTATTCACTTTGAACGACCGATTAGGCGGTCAGGTCGCACTTGACGAACGCTTTCGGACGAATCAGCGCGAACGCGGCGCGATATTCAGCCAGAATGGCAACCAGGTTCCGAATGAAGAAATCGGAATGGCTATTGCTCATGCTGACGACTGTTTGCATCCGCTCCCACAGCACCGCCAGTCGCCAATCAGCGACCACAGTGTAGCCTTCGGTCATCGCCTCGGACTCAACCACCGGCAAGCCCCACAAGGTTGGATTGCCCATTTGCGCTGGTCCGCCGTAGTAGTAGCGGTTTTCGTTGTCCTGGAGCAGGTCAATCGCTTCCCAGTCGTTCGGGTGCATCACAAACGCCGTGGCGCGAGCGCGTCCCGTGACGCGGACTTTCGTGCGCCCCTTGCGGGTCGTGGTCAGCACGTCGGTTGCGTAAGCTTGTGAAGTGATACCGGTTGCATTCAGCACGCCGCTAAAGTTCTGGCCGGAGCCGGAACCGGCAATCATCTGATCTTCCAACTCTTCCTCGATGCCGTAGCGCAGGAATTCATCAATGTAGGTGCGAAGCTGTGCAGCATCGGCCATTGCCTGATTCGTCACCGGCAACCAGTGGGGAATTGTGCGGACTGGCGCGGTTACAGCCTCAAATGCCATGGCGCTTTCGGGCTTCGCGCCGGTTCCATCCGCTGCGCCAGTTGCTTCCGCTGTTGGCGCTGCCGCATTGGTCACACTGGTTTCGCGTGCAAACTCCACCGTGTCGGAATTCGTCTGTCCGATGGTGATCAGGTCGCGAATCGTTAGCGGGCGGGCGTAGCTGAAATCCACAATCGGCTTGCGGTCAATTGGAACCAGTGCGCCGCCGGAGGTTGAGGACGGCGCCGACCAGCCGGAAGCACCCGTCACCAAGGTTTTGATCGAATTCCCGAACATGCTCTTCAGCGCGATGCGGGGCGAATCAAAGCGACCCGACGGAGAAAACCCGCCGGTCGTAATGCTCTTCAGCCAGGAGTCAAAAGTCGGATCGGAAAGCAATTCCTCGCCGATACTCTTGAATTGCCCGTCTTGATTCTCGCTCCCCTTGATGCCGGAGAATGGCAGCGGATTGGACGCCGTGCGCGTCGCCTTTACGCGTTCACCGTTGCCATTGCGAATATCGGCAAGCGTCTTCAGTTCAGATGCTTGCTTCTCCAGTTCTTCGATTTCTTTGTTGAGCGTTTTGATGGTTTCGATTTCAACGGCGGTATTTTCGCCGCCGCGTGTATCGCCATCGTCAAACAGTTGATTGACCTGATTGCTCTTGGTGGCAATTTCGGCCAGCAGTTCTTGCAGTTTTTTAGCCATTTGCGCTTACTCCTAATTGTCTGGCGCGCCATTGATTGCGCAGGAATGCGGTTTGAGCCGCGCGCTTCTGTGATTCGCTGGCCATCGGCTGAGATTCATCAAGCAAAGCTTTCATGTCAGCGCCTACCGCCAGCACTTGCTCCGCCATTGCCATCAGCCGGGCGCGATTCTTTTCGCTCAGAACGCGGCCCGCTTTAACGCGCTTTTCGTGATTACCGCGAAAGCGCGCAACAACACTCTTCAGGCCGGATACCAGCAAGTCGGAGTGGTCTTCTAAGTCGAGTTGAACATTTGAAAGCAGGTCTTTTGACGGTTCCGTCAACGCCTTCAGGTAAAAATCATCATCGCCGCCATCAGCCATCCAATCGGCGATTTGACCGAGCGCATGCTTGAGCAGAAGCGCGGTGTATTCGTTCGTCGCTTCTGTCATCTTCGCTTCCAGGTCGAATTCCACGCCGGCCATTTTTGCGGCAGATGCTGCATTGGCGAGCTTCTTCACGATGCGGCTGTAGATGGACTCCAATTCCCAGCGGCTTGGCGTGGCCTCTGCCAGCGCCTCTTCAAACATGCCCTTGATCGTTTGCAGGTGGTCGTATCTAACCTTGGCTTTCAGCGAATGGAAATCCACATCCAGCACGCGCGCAAAGGCGCGCAGCTTGGCATCGGCGGGCTTGGTGTCAGCCCCGGATAGAATCGCCTCAACAGCCTTGACTTGAACTCCGGCTTCGCGCGCCATGTTCTGAATGATCACCGCGCGCGGGTGGCCATCGTCTACGATGTCGGCGATGTGCTGGTTCAGCTTCGCGGCCAGTGCGCCGGTTTGAAGCATACTTGTGGGTTCTGGCTCTTCGTCGCCTTCGACTACCGAAACGAATTTAATGGCATCCAGGCTTTTTATCGTAATCGCCCGGTTTTGCGGTTCGCATGGCGTCGGCGTCATGCTCGCCTCACCAATAGGCCAACGGATAATTTGTCCGCCTTCGTCCTTTTTCACCAGATGGCCAACTGCGCCGGAACTCCAACCGATCTTGCCTGCCTTCACCAGTCCAAACACGGCTTTTTCGTATTCGTCCGCCATGTCCAGCACGGTTTCAGCGAATACGCCCACCGCGTCGCGCCTGGTCTTCACTGGCGCGAAGACGTGATCACGCAGCGCCTCGATTTCAGTCTGTGCGGCTTTGGTCAACTTTGCTTTGATAGGCAGCGCCTGACCGTGATGAAAAATCGTGTCCACGCCGTCGCCATCGCGTGAGCCGAGAAATGTGTTGCTGGTGAAGTACTCACCGCTGAGGTCTTTCTGTGCGCCATCGTCAGAGAATCGCACCAGATACCCGCCGACTTTGCCGTTGTCGTCCAGCGCCTTAATCGAATCGCCAAAGTAGATCAATGAATCCATTGTGCGTCCCCAAATAGAAAAAGCGCCGCGAGAAAACGACTCCCGAAGGAATCTTTCTCGCGGCGCTCAACTCGCAAATTGCCCACAAAAACGGGCAGCTAGATTGTAAATCCGTCCGAAGCGAAATTATGCCACAACTAGCCCAGAAATTGCATTAACCTTTTTCGCTTGACTTTGATGCGGGTACCAGACGGAAAGTTTCCCGCACACTGGGCAATAGGGCTTGGTTCGGTCGCGAAACTCCAGTAGCAATTCCTGACCGCCGATAATCACGGCAATCAATAGGCGCACGCCGTCTGTGCTGCCCAGTTCGGTGGGGCAGTGGCGGCAGTGGAATTTTGAATGGGGAGAAGATTGCATTTACTCAGCGTCCAAACGTTCGAGAAAGTTCTTTGGCGGCGGCGGACAAAGCCCCATCCGCGACCGCGCCAAGCACTCGTAATAGTATCGCCGCGCCTCCCTCTTCCTTTCCGCCTCCCATTTCTTGTTGCCAACGCGAACGGTAATCCACAGGACAATGCAGAAGGCAACGATTACGGCCAATAGAATTAGTAAGTGGCTGACTTCCGTGCTCAATTCATCGCCTCCTCTTTCGCCCTTCCATTTACCAACTGCGCCGGCATCTCCTCCGCGCCCAATTGCAACGGCGGTTGCGGTTGCGGTTCCGGTTCCGGCTCCAACTCCTTCTGCTCTTCCGCGCTCAGCACAAAATAAACATCATCTTCCGGTGACGAATCCAAGCCCAGCGCCTCGCGCACCTCCGACCGTTTCTTCACGCCCTTTTCATACGCCAGGGTTTCGCGCGTGAATAGCGCGCCCCGATCCTCCTGAAGCGCCGCAATCTCGCTTAGATCAAAATCAAATCGCTGATTCGGCTTCAGCCCAAAATCCGGCCCAAGCTGATGCGTCAGTTCGTCTTCAATGTAGGACCACAGTGGGCGCACGTAGGTCTGAATACTGCGCGCATCGGCAGAGGTGACGTTGTTGTACGTGCTGCTGGCGTCTGCTACGCCAAAGCCAAGCGTTTCTTTTGCGATGCCAATCACGGAAGCGAAGCGCGATTCGGGCAGATGGCGGAGCATTTTCAAATCCATCTCAGACGGTGAAAACCCCACCTTCGTCAACTCAACCGCATTGCCACTGACGAACACTTTGCCGCGCTGGTCGCCGGACGTTGCGGCGAGGTATTTGGCTTTGATTTCTGCGGGATTAAAGTCCACGCCGCTCTGTCCGTCCTTCAGCGATAGCACTACCGGTGGCGCGCCGCCTGCCTTCAACAGCAACCAATGGTAAAGCGGCACTTCGTTATCGGCGCAGATTTCGCGCAGCACGCTCGCCACCGGGGAAAGCCCGGTGCGTCCTTGCGTTTTAGGATCGAGTCCATTGCGGAAGTGAATGATGTCGTCAGGGTCAATTTCCACAACCCGCCCATCGGGGCGGTATTCGTAATGGCTGATAAATTCGCTTCCGTCTTCCGGCCAGATTGGCTTGATCATATCCGACGGCACATACCAGAGTTGCAAGACCTGCCCCAGCCCGTTCCGCAGTTTATAAAAATACACATCGCCGGGCGTGATCCATCCCAGCGCAAAGCCCTTCCACAGATTCGCGCCGCCATAGTAGGGATTGGGGCGCTTGAGCAGTTCAATCGCCGGATGGCCAGGGACGGGCTTTTCTTTGCCGTCTTTGTCTGCCTCGACGATCTGAAGCGGCGCATCCGGCAGCACGCGCCCCAGCCAATTCACCGCCGCCATGACCAGTGATGATTGCACCAGGTCGCCCGCTTCCTGGGTGAAATTCACGCTGGAATTGTTGAAGTAGCCGGAAAACCAGTTAAATGCGGACCAGCTTTGACCGCTGCTCCCACCTGCGCCGGTGAAGCGCAGGGCGGCTTTGACGGCGGTGTAGGCGCGGCGGAGGATGTTGGGTTGGTTGGTTGTGATTGAATTGTTCATAGTTTTCTAGGCCACGCTCCACTTTTTACGCGGTGTCATCACTCGATACCTCGCCTCATCTCCAATATGATCTTCCGCCTTCGTATCCACATCGTCGCGCCTATTCTGATCGCGCGGCAACACCGGAACCGTGCGAATAAACTGCGCACACTGCTCAAACACGAACAGCCCCGGCTGCTCCAACGGCAGCGGATTGCCGTTGGCATCGCGCGCGGGAATAGACGCCTTGAGATATTTCCGCATTCGCTCCCATCCGGTCTTTCGACTGCCTGGCGACTTATCCGCCGCTGTCCATTTCACGCCGAACTTGGCCATATCGTCTGCAATGCAGACGCCGTTTTCCGCGTCGAAAATAGACGAATCCGCCGGGCCGGGCTTCACCGTGATGCCCATCTTCGCTTCGCGCTCCTTAATGCCCTTGGCAATCTCTGTTGCCAGCATCTTCAACCCCTCGTTTGGTCGCCCGTTCCATCCGTACCACTCATTGATCCGAAACAACGTGCCGGGCGGATAATGCTTGCCATTGGGCGCAGCCGTGCCGTCTGATTCCGCCCACCAGCCAACCGAGAACGGCGCACTGCTACCCCAGTCAAAAGAGCGGTCAATTGCCCAACTGGCTGGAATCGCAAAGGGCTTGATAACGTGAACATCGCGCCGCCAGATGTCATCGAACATGCCACCGGCCACGATGTCCCAATCTCCATCCAGCATCGCCCGAACCAGCGCTTCATCTCCCAACCCTTCCAATTTCCCCGCATAGTCGTCCGCGTCCACGCTTGGATTATCCGCCAGTAGTGCCCGAACATATTGACGCTGCATGCCGCCTTCGGCGTTGGGCATTTCCTGAATTGAGCCTTCCGGCCCGCAATCAACAAAATCCGCCTTTACCCAGTTGTGGCCAATGTCGCCGGGGTTTGTGCCATTCAGTGCGCGGGGGAACAGGCCCGCAAATTTCGGCGGAATCACCAACCCGCCAAGCCGCATGCGGCTTCTCAGAAAGCGGTACATCTTGGCCGTGAACTGCGTAAGCTCATCAATCATCAGGACGTGAATTTCCGGCCCTTTGTACTTGTAAACGTCCTTTTCGTGCTGACAGTGACAGAGAAAAATCGTGCTACCGTTCCAAAATCGAATCGTGTGACTGCTGTGATTGATCGAAACCAGCTTGGCGTTCACCCACTCGGAAAGCAGTTCAGGAAAACTTGACGGGCCTTCCATGTGATTCTTGTACAGTTCGTCAAAGTGTCGCCGGAAGATATAGATTTGCAGCCCTGGAACCTGGCATGCCCACAGAATCGCCGCCACGCGCATCAGGTGCGATTTACCGCCACCGGCTGCGCCGCCATAGAGGATTTCTGTCGCACGGCTGAACAGCGCGAAACGCTGCTTTTTGTGCAAGTAGAAATCAAGCGTTAGCGGCTTAATCTGTTTTTGATTCGCTAGCGTAGACATTTATTGTCGGCACCACTTGCAGCGGCTTCCCGTCGCTTGTTAAGTCCTTCTTCTCCGTCCACTGCTTATCCAAAATCGCCATATATTTCACGCCTTCGCGTATTTCTTTCTTCAGTCCTGCAATCGCCCGCACCACGTTCGATAAATCGCTTACTGTCAGCCCCTCTTTGATCTTCCCAATGCAGTCTTCAATCAGCGATTCGGTCTGCATTACCTCTTTTTCAATCAGGTCAATCTTCCTCTCCAGCGTCCGGTAGCCTGTTTCAATCCCCGCCGCCCGCTTCTCATCCGCACGCTTCCGCCGCTCCACTCCCGCCGCCGTCATGTAGTAGGCGAACTGCGCCGCCGTGGGGTTGAACGGCGCGCTGAACTTGGCCGCCAGCGCCTTAGCTGCGGTCAAATCTGTCATTTCGCCGCCCACTGCCCATTGATGCATGGCGGCGCGTTGGTCAGGATTTAACTTCATTCCTCACTGCTACCCACTAATTCCAAAAACACCGCCGCCAACTCCTCATTCCCCCACCGCGCGTGCAGTTCCGCCAGGATTGTCCAGCGTTCGCGGTTACTCAGCGTGTAAATCTCGTTGCTCATTTCCCCCTGTCCTTCTTCACCGGCTCCAGTTTCTTTCCGTCCGCACTCACCAGACACTCCTTGCACTCGTGCGCCGCCTGCAACTTCCCCAGCCATTCCCGCGCCTCCGTCCGCACCAATCGCAGCGCCAGCCAAGCCGATTGATAGCGCGCATGCACGGCGATGGAATCCGGGCCGGGTTGGGTGTTGAGCAGGTCGTTGGTGGATTGGGTGAGCGTGTCGGCGCGCTGCTTTTCGGCGGCGAGCAGGTTGGCCCATTGTTGTTGCTCTTCAACTGTCAAGGAATTCTTGACGGTTGGTGATTGCGCCAACGCAGTCAGCGCCAGGGCGAACAGTGCGAGGAGGATTGCAAGTTTTTGATTTGTATTCATCGTCTTGACTTTCATATTTTCGGGGCGATAGTTTTCGCTCGCATGATTCAGTTTGCCTATGTCACTTCTGTGCTTCTCAGCCTGTCTTGCGGCGGCAGCGCCGCGTTCTACCTGATCAATGGCGACCGTCAAAAATACCGATTGGCCACTGCGCTGTGCTTGCTGTTTGGGCTTCTCAGCTTTGTCCTGCGGCATTAGTCCTATGGGGCGCTCGTGCTGTGCGTCCATGTCGTGGTCGAACCGTCCAGCGGGATCGTAATGTAGGTCACGGTTCCGCTGTTGTTGTAGGCGATGACCAGTTTATTGCTTTTAACGTAGACCGCCGCCACGTCAAGCGCGTTGCCTCCAGCGACGGACAGTTCCGACGCGCTGGGGTCGGAGGTTGTTTCCGCGAAATATGTGCGGCGCAGCATTAGGTCGCGGGCGTTGCCGGGGGTTGTGCCGATGGCCCCGGTTGATCCGGCGTTGATTTCGAGCAGACCGGAGGATTTGAATTTCACCCCCAGCGTGTTAATTGAACTGGTTGCGTTGGTGGAGTTGGCGAAATAGAACGTGGAATCGGACGACATGAAAATGCCGGGCGCCACGTTTCCTGCGTCAATCATTGCTTTTCGCGCGCCGCTCGTTCCAGTTGTAAAAGAGCCGCCGAAGATTTCGCCGCTCAAGTTACTGTCATCGCCGCGCCGAAATGCGCCGCCCGTGCCGTTGGGCTGAAACATGACATTGCTTGATGCCGTGCCGCCGAAGTTCAGATTTCCCGCGCCAATCACGATCCCCGCGTTGACTGTCCCACCCGACGCGGCGGCATACAATCCCACATTCGTGGAACTCGTGCCCGTGCTGGTATTGGTGAAATACCCCCCATACGTCGTCTGTGTGCTGGTTCCGTTCGCGCCACTTGTGGCCACGCGCAACGCCGTCTTTGTGTTCGACGCTGCTGCCGTGCCGGTCGCTGCGATGGAAACGACGTTGCCGGTCGTGACGGACGAAGAGGAGAAATCAAACGCATTGCCGGTCGTGAGACTATTCGCCGTTGCGGCCAGTCCGGCGGTTGATCCGCTGCCGGTTGTAACCGTTGGCGCGAAAGTAACAATCGTTCCATCGCTGGTGAGCGTGGAGATTTGGCCAACGACATTGCCGCTGGTTTCGTAAAGAAAACGTCCGCCCGTGCCGCTGGTAATTGTGGTTGTGCCGATGGTGAGGCCACCGCCCCCGCCACTCGCGCTCAGCGTTCCCGCCGATAAAGACAGGCCGGAGCCAATCGAGATTTCTTCAACCGCTCCCGTGCTGGCTGTGCTTCGTCCCAACAAGCGCGCCGTAGCCATCGTCAGCCCGCTGCTCGTCACGTCACCCGCGCTTGCATAATCCGTTCCCGCCGTGGCTGTGGCCAGTGTGTTTGCGCCCGTGCGCTTGATCAACCCTGTGCTGGAAAGGCCGGTAATTGTGTCCTGCGTGATCGAGCCGCCGAGACTGGTAGACGTTCCGGCGATTGTGATTGCGGAATTGGTCAGCTTGGCATTGCTGACCGCGCTGTTATCAATCGTCCAGACTGTTCCGCTGCTGCTGACTGTGATGTCGCCCTTGTCGCCGTCCGAAAGCCCGCCGCCACAACCCGTGCAGCTTGCGACGGAAATCGCGCCGCTGAATGTGGCAGTGGTTCCCTGAATGTCGCCGGTAAACGTCGCTGATTTGTCGCTGGCAATCGTCAGCGCGGTTTGATAGCTGTTTTGTGTGCTGCCGCTGCTACCTGCTGGCGCAACCTGCCAAATCAGCGAACCGCCCGCGCCGGTGCCGGTTCCGGCGGAGGCTTTCCAGGTGGTGTTCGCCCCAGCGGTATTTGAGACGCCGCTCGCGCCCTGAACCGTGAAGGTTTGGGCGACTGGCGCGCCTGCCACGTCCGGTTTGCCGAATCGAAACGTCGCCGACGCGCGCCGCCCCAGAAACAGATCCTGATCTACCTCATCAATCGGCGTTTCAAGGCTGTCACCCCAGGCCAACAACGTGTTGCGCAACATCGCGACCTTGGCTTCCGCGCCGCTCTGCGCACCGCCCGCGCCCAACGCAATGTTGTTCGCATTGATGCTGAACCATCCGCCGCCGGAATTCTGGTGAATGCCGTAATTCTTGAGACTGCCAGGCCATGACAGTTCAGGCCGGTCGTAGCGCGCGCCGTGGCGCAAATAGACCTGTGGGCCATCGGGATAAGCGCCGCCCTTCGGATAGAGATAGAGCGGGACAGCGGTGTCGCTGCCGTCCGTGCCGATAACGACATTGCCACTCGCCGCCGCGTTCGTAATCGTGGCGTAATTGACCGCGCTACTGGTCGCAGTTGCGCCGACCAGTGTGTTGCCGTTGGCATCCAAAATCGAGGTTGCCACACGCGGCGACGTGGCGCGCAAAATCCCGCTCCCAAACGTCTGATTGGCCGTGAACGTCTGCGCCGTTCCGAGCATGGCAAACGTATCGGTGCCACCGGGGATTGTGTGGCCGTTGAGCGTTCCGACGCCTGCCATATTGCCGGACGTGTCGGCAATCGTGACAACAGAATCCTGAATCAGCTTGCCCGTGGTCAGGTCGAAGCGAGCAACGGCATTATCCGTTGCGGAGGATGGTCCAACCACATCGCCCGTTCCGCCACCTGTTGCCGTGAGTGTGCCGCCCGTGAAATCCAATCCGCTGCCGACCGTAACCGCAGAGAATCCGCCGCTGCCATTGCCGTAGAGAATTGAATTGCCCGACGTTGCTGGCGCATAGTCCGTGCCACTGGTCGCAATCGCCAGCGTGTTGGCGGCGGTGCGTTTTACGATGCCGGTCGAAGACAGTCCCGTAATCGTGTCCAGCGTAATTGCCGCGCCCAGGCTGGTGGGCGTTCCGGCAATCGTGATTCCGCTGTTCGACAGGCTGGCGTTCGCGATATTCGTCAGCGTGTTGGACGCGCCGCTGATCGTTTTGTTTGTCAGCGTGGACGTACTGCTGATTGTTGGAATTGCAACGCCGCCGATTGTCGCGCCGGTGGTGAAATCCGGCGACGTGCCAAAAACCAGCGCGCCACTTCCGGTTTCGTCCGTGATAGCAGAGGCGAGATTCGCACTGCTGGGCGTGGCCAGCCAGGTTCCAACGCCGGTGCCGAGGCCGGTGATTCCGCCAATTGGCAAGCCGGTGCCGTTGGTCAGTGTCAAGCTCGAAGGCGTGCCGCCCGCACCATTGAACAGCACCGGCGCGCCCGCACTGCCTACGTTTACGCCAAGCGCCGTGGCAATACCGGTTCCCAGCCCGGATACACCCGTGCTGATTGGTAGGCCCGTTGCGTTGGTCAGTGTGCCGCTCGTGGGCGTGCCGAGAATTGGCGCAATCAGGGTTGGCGTGTCATTGAACACCGCAACGCCCGTGCCGGTTTCATTGCTCAGAACGCCCGCGAGTTGCGCGGAAGTGGTTGAAGCAAACTGGCTCAGCGGATTGCTTGTCAGCGCATCGCCGCCGCCGGGGATGTTCTGGAAAGAGCCATCGTCGCGAACGAACTTTGTCCCGTCTGGCGTGCCGCTGATAGCAATTTTCGAGAAGGCAATTGATCCGGCAAGCTGCCCGTTCGTAATTCCCGCCGTCGCGCTCAGTTCCGCCGTTGTAATCCCACTCAGGCGCGCCAGGGGAACCGTCCCGCTGCCCAAATCACTCGCGCTTCCACTGGTGGCAATCGTCGCATATCCAAGATCGGTCTTGAGTTGGGCAATCGAACGATTTACCCACGCACCGGCCTTGCGCTGGAGCACGTCATCATTTGTCGCCGTCAGTCCCGCAATCGTGGTCAAATCACTGTCCAGCGGCTGATACGTGCCGGAAATATCGGGAATATCCGCAGCAACCAGGGCGCGGAACGTCGGCGCGGCTGCGCTACCCGTGGTCGGTCCGGCGAAAATCCGATTGGCAGATTGCGTGGACAGAGAAAACGTCAGCGCCGGTGTGCTGGTGCTGGTCGCAACGCTGGACGTGAAAAGCGGACTGAGATTGCCCGCGCTGAAATCTGTTACAGTACCCGACCCGCTGCCGCCGGAAATCGTAATCGTCGCCACGCCCGGCGATGCCTGTGTTGCCGCCACGCCGGAGCCGACGAAATTCAACGTGGTGGCCACGTCGGACAGGGACGTTCCTTCGTCCTTAACAACGAACCCGCCTGTGGGGAAGGAAACCACCGTGGTCAGTGATTGAAACGTTGCACTCGCGGAATTGGGAATGGTCTTCGCCGTGGCGCGATTGCAATCCGACGACATGCCGGAAATCACAGACGAATTCGGCGAGCAAAACCACGCGGTGGAGCTTCGCGGAAGCGTGAGTGACCACGTTCCATCCGCTGCGCTGGTCGTTTCGAGATTCGTGTTGGCGTTGATGTTTGATCCGGATTGAGTGACGCGCACCACGCGGACTTTCACGCCGGACTTGACCGAGCCGTCGAGCGCATAAATTGTGCCGGAAATCGTGCTTTGTGATAGCTGCGCTTGGGCTGAGACGGCCAAGGACGCGAGGAAGAGCAGAGCGATAAAAATGCGTTTCATAAAGATTTCAATCAAGAGCAGCGGAGGCGGCAAATCCGAACCTCGCCCCCACTGCTCAAGTGACCCGCTGTCGTACCCCATGCCCAAACCATCGCAGCGGGCGGAGAATGCAATGAACACCCCAGCAAGGAAAATCAAAACTGGCCACCACCTGCCCCGGTGCGTTCACCCCCGTGCCCCCAGAAGCGAAAAAGCGGTGGCCAGGAATCGTGCGGCGAGGGCGTCAGAGTCGAACTGACATTGCACAACTTTTCAGTCGGCGGCATGCCATTAGCCCAGCCCTCGCCAGACGAGAAGCGGCTATTCAGCCGCAAAATCAGGATCGTCCGCATACGCCGCGCCGATATTTCGGTGCAGCTTCAGGAACAACTTTTTCATTGACGCTTTTTTCTTTTCGTCCGTCACGATGGCGCGCAGCATTGTGAATACCGTGCTGAAGCCAAAATCAATCCAGAAATCTTGCACTTGGATCACCATCCTTTCTGTTTCGGTCGTGGTTGGTAATAGCGCCCACAAAGAGCGCAGGCGAGGCCGAAGCCCGTGATTGCCCAAACAGCAAAAACGGCTGCGGCGAATTCGTTAAGATTGAAAATATTAGGCCAGGTCATCTTGTCCTACCTCTGCGACTACCTGCCCGTGCGCAATGTCGCATCGCACGCAATACAGATGCGGAGTTCCGGCAATGTCGGTTTGTGCCGAAATCCATTGCTGGCGGTGGAAGAGTGAGCAGATAAAATTTTTGAACATCAGCAATCCCCTCGTTACAGCTTTGTATACCCGCCCTCAAAGGCCACGGCGGGCGAATAGGACGCATAGCCGTCTTGGTAAACAACGTAATAGCCGCCCGGCATCGGGTCGTGCTTGCGATACCACTTCGCGTCAACCGGAATGGGCGCGAATTCGGATTCCTCGAAGAAGAGATGCGCGCCCTGAAATGCGTCAGACGCTTCAAACGCGGCATCGTCAGCCTTCGGGTCGGGATGTGCGTGCTTGATCACCTCTTTGATTTTTAGCGCCCAGACTTCCTTGTGGCACTTGTAGCGAGGCATTTCCCTTTGTGCGACTTCCATCTATATCTCCCTTGGTCCTTGCCTGATTTCTTCCCGCGGCTTCACTCTTCCTGCTGCGATGTCGCGCATCCCTTGCACAATCGCTTGCCGCTCTTCCTCTTCAATGAATTCGCGACCATCGGCGGCGTTGTGGACAATTAGCAATTCGTTAATAGCCGGTTCGCACCAGCAGGTTGTTTTTAACTGATGCTCTTTCAGGTCGTTTAACGGGTAGACGTGTTCTGGCCATTTCATTGCTGTTACCTCACAGTAAATCCCTGCGAATCGTAATATCCCCCATTCCCCGTAAACACCCGCACCGTCGCCCCCACATCCACCCGCCACGCATCCGCCACCGGCACCTGAAACGTCAACTGCTGCACGCCCTCGAAAATGGACGGCGTGACGTGGAACGACGCGAACGAGCGCCCGTTCCCCAGCCGGAGTTCCGCCTGTGTGGCGTGGATGCCTGTGCCGTAAAGCATGTAAAACACCCGCTCCGAACCGCTCAGCGTGGGCAGAGCGTTGAAATAGTTGAATCCGCCGCTCGCATACAGAATCAGCCACAGGCTCGCCGCCCGTCCCTCGCCGTTGGCGCTGAGCGTGAAAATCCCCGGCGCCTGTGGATTCAGTTGCGCCCGTCCGGTGAATCGCGCCGTTGTGCCGCGCGTGGAATTGACAACAACCGGCACTTCCGTTGGCCCGTCTGGCAAATCGTCCGGCAGTAGAAAATTGACCTGGCCGGGAGCGACGGCGAGGAGGGGGCAAATCAGCCCGCCCGCTTCGACCGTCACGCCGCCCAGTGTGGTGGGCAAAACGAATGAGGTCGCGAATTCCTGCCGGTCGGTAAAGGTCGCTCCCGGATCGGGGAACAGACTGGCGAGGCTGCCACGTGAAACCTGGCCGCGAAAGTTCGCGGAAGAAACAATGGAGATGCCGGCGGATGCGCCGCCACCCGAACACAGCCCACAAGCGGGCGTGTGCGGGGCGGGACTGATTGCCGATGTGGACGAACAAACCGCGCCGTTCTTGTTGTACTGCGTTACCTGAAGCTGGCTTGACCATTGGCAGGTCACATCATCCCGCACCGCCTGAATTGCGCTGCCGGGCAGTGTTTGCATTACGCCGTCCGCCGTCCAGCGAACAACGTAGTGGTCAATCAGCGTGCTGGATTGCGTGTTGAGGAAGCGAATTGAAAGCCGGTTGCAATTGCCGGTGGCGTTTACACTGCCTTGGAAGATTGGCGGCGTGCATGCCTGCGCCTGCGCCACCGCTGCCGAAAATCCCAGGATGACGGCTAGCACAGCCAGCCAAAAGAAATCACCCCAGCAAAATGTAAACTCAAAGTTTCTCGCTTTCATGTTTTTCTTTCATGCCACTGCGAACAGTGGCGCATCCGCTCCCAGCGCGTGCGCACATCGCCGCCGCGCAATCTCTACATATTCCGCCTCGCGTTCAATTCCGATAATCGAAAACCCTTCGGCAATCGCCGCAACGCCGGTTGAACCGCTGCCGAAGAACGGGTCAAGGATGATTCCATCGGGCGGCGTAATCAGGCGGCAGAGGTAGCGCATCAGGGATTGAGGTTTGACGGTTGGGTGAGAATTGCGAACCATTGGCTTGCGAGCATCGCCTGTGCCTTCCTTCCATCGGCTATCAAATTGCTCCGCGCCGCCTCTCGCTTCCGGCATCCCATCAAGCCCCGCTTCCCGCTCACTTCGACTTGCTTTTGCGGCGTAGAAGAAACGGGCGGCGGAGCCGGTGTCGCCGTCTTTGCTGTAATCCTTATCACGGCTCATTTTAAAACTGCTGGCATTGATGTGCCGTTCTTTATATGGCCGCAAATTCCCGCTTGTCGTCTGCGGAAACATCCCCACCACTTCATCGCTGCCGTCGTGGATGAGATTGGCAGGCCAGCGGCCTTTCTTCCAATCATCGGTGACACTGCCTGTCATCCCGCTTGTGTTTTTCCATCCCTTGCTTTCGTACTGCGGACGGCCTGTCACTTCATGGCCAGTTTCAATCCGGCATCCATCCACATTCAACGCCCCACATCCCCACGCCTGCACATTCTCCGCAACCGTTCCAATCAGCGGTTTGCGCGCCAGCACGATTGGTTCGTGCGCTGGTTTCAGGGCTGTGCCGAAGCCTTTCCACTCGCCTTGCAAATTATGGCTTTTCGGAAATCCGCTGCCATAAACCCACATCACGCAATCCCGAATTTCAAAGCCCGCATCTTCAATCCGGCACGTTGCGCGGTGGTAAGTTCGCGCACCGCCAAAGGCCAGCAGGTGCCCGCCCGGCTTCAACACGCGCAACGCCTGCTCCCACAACTCAACGGGCGGCAGGTTGTAGTCCCACTTCTTGCCCATAAAGGCGAAGCCATACGGCGGATCAGTAACCACCGCATCTACCGAGTTGTTCGGCAGACCGCGCATCACTTCCAGTGCATCGCCATGTTCAATTCGCCAGTTCAGTTTTCGCCCCCCGTCTTGATCGTCAACGTCCGTCCCTCTGCCGCCGTAATCACGTCCGGCTGACTCAGCGCGGCCTCGTTTGCCTTAAGCTCCGCAAGCTCTGCGATCAGTTGCTCCATTCGCGTCGCATTCAACTTATCCGCCGTGGCCATTTCGGTTTCGATCCGCCGACGCTGGCGCTTCAATTCGTTGATCTTCGTGTCAATCGCGTCAATGCGCGCCTGAATATCGAGCCGGTCGCTGGATTGCTGCTTCTCAATCCTGGCAATCTCGTCCAGCTTCAGTGCCTTTAGCGCCTCGTTCCGGCTAAGCGCCGAACGTCCAAGCCATCTGTCGAAAAGGGTTGGCATTAGTGCCGCTCCCGCGTTTCGAGCAGCTTATCCAGCCGGTCGGTGATCTTGTTAATGGACGCCTCAATTCGGCTTTCCATTCGATCCATCTTTCGCTCAAGCTCAGCCATTGCCTCGCGGGTCACGAATGAGCCGGATCGCTGTTCCCATTGCGAAATGCGCCGGTCGGTTGCGTCGTTGCGCTCTTTCATTTCCTGCCGAAACGCGGCGATACTGGCTGCCGCTTCTGCTTTTGCCGTCGCTACTGCCGTTGCCGCGTCGGTTCGTGCCGCTGCGATAATCGCATCCACGTCCGCCTTGACCGCCTTTTTCCAGACTGATTGCAGCCAGACGATGACTCCGCCCACAATGGACACAATCACGGCCCCCGCTGCTGTTTCATATGGATTCAACAAGACATCTTCCTTTTGCATCGTTCCCAACTCCTGGGGGAAATTGGGGGAAATCGCGCCCGGCACGGCGGCGAAGGATTTTTGTGACAAACAACGTGGGCGACGTGCGCCCGGAAAAAAGAAAAAATCACCGCTTGGTGGTCTTAGCCAACAGCGGCGCGTGATGTAACTGTCGTGCTAAAGATTTCGCATGACGCATCTTTGCTGTCGGCGCGTCAGAGACTTGCAACTCACCTGCGCCAAGCTTGGCGAGCGCGATAGACTTCTGGTTATTTACGCTTGTTTTTCGCGATGCTGCACGCCTCGACCGCGCCAACAGCATGGCTTTCTTTTCTTTCAGTTCCTGAAGTCTGGATTTTGGCTTGTCTGAAGTTTTAGTCTGCGGGAGATACTGGCCAATAATCGCGCAGAGGAAGCCGCGCTGTCGGCGAGAGACAAAGAAACTGTCGCCGTCTTTTTCCAGCCCTGCAATCATCTTCTCGACAAACGAATTGCAGTGCGCGGGAACGAATGCTCTGTTCGCCTTAATTGTCTCGATTGCTTCCCTTAGACTCATGCTCATAAAAAACAAAAAGCCCGCCGGATGACTCGCGTGAATCATTCGACGGGCAGAATAAGAAACTTGCGTTTCCGGGTATGTCCCGTGGTCAAATTGTCAGTGAGGGCGGCGGCTTGGCTTGTCGGCGTTGCGTGCCGACTGCAAACGGTTTCGGGATTGCGCATCCCAAAAACTACGAAGCCACATGCTTGCTGGCGCGGCCACCCTCAATCTCTCAAACTCAAAAACAACTCCGCCCGCTGCGCCTCCACTTCCTGCAACAGGCCACGTGAGCGGGCAAGCTTTCGATTCCCTTTCGCAATCTCTTCCCGAATGAAGAGAATTTCCTGTTTTAGCCGCTCACATTCCGCACAAACCACAATCGGTTGTGCTTCCGGGGCCAGTGTAGCGGATTGCGTGCCGCTGTTGCAAATTATTTCCGAATTACTGCTGGTCAAAGGTGGTGCCCTCGTTAAAGTGCCGATCAGATATTCCTTGGCTTTACGGGTAATTCGCGCTTGCCAAGCTTGCTTTGAATTACCCGCTCAAGGTCTTCGATGTAGGCATCCCGCAAGCGGCAACCAAGACAAGTCCTCTGCTCCACCACGTAATCCATTGTCACGCTTGGCGTGGTCGGCGCGACGGACGGGACAGCGGACGAATGCACCACCGGGGCACTGTGCTCTTGGTAAGACTGAATCTCAGCAACAGGCTTTGCGACCTTCACGTAATGCGTTCCGGTTGGCAGTTCGCTTGGCGGGCTGGCCTTTATGTTTTCCACTTTCTTGCCAGCGGGCATCGAGTAATTAGTGTTGAAGTACCAATAGAGAATTTCCCGAAACTTGGACTTGTCAAAAGAAGTGTAACTTTTGCAGTAGGCATCGAAGATGGCCTGATAGTCAGCCTTGCGCTTTTCGGTGTCGGACTGCACTCGGCAAATTAGTAACATCATCTCGCCAAGCATGTCGTCGCCGATGAGGACGAATGTTTCCTTGCTGAACATCCGCACCATTACTTCGCGATTCGCAAGCGTGCTGCCGGTCGGCAAATCAACTGTGGCGAGCCATTCATCCAGTGACCGACAGCCGAAGTCTTCCCAAAAGCTGCCGAACTTCTGAAGCTGGGTATAAGCGAACACCTGCTTGTATTTGTTTTCCAGCGTTTCGGCGCGCAAATCGAGTTGAAACTTAATGCACGCCTGAAGGTCTTCGGGCAACCCCATTGATTTCATCTCGGATTCGTAACGAAGCTGACGAAGATTCAGACTAAGCCTGTCTTGGCCTTCGTAGCCGATGCCGAGATTATGTTTCCCGTTGCGGCGGGAGTGGACAAGGACTTGATTAGATGAGTTCATTTAGTCTCCTTTGGTAATGCCTTTTTGAATCGGCGCGAAAATACTCAAAACGAGTGCGATGCAACGGGCATAAAGGCCATTTGCTCTGCCTGCTTTTTGCTTTTTCGCATAACGGGAAGGCGCAGCCCTCTCCGTCCCATTCACTAATGCGGCGGATTAGCTCAGGCGTGTACACCCTTCCCATGTCCGCACTTTTTTTTACCCCCCGATATCTACGGCCCCACGCCTCGACGCTGGTTGCTGAAAACTCGTCCCTGCATTTCACAGAGCAGAACTGAGTCTTGTATTCAATCAGGCGACTCGCCTTTTTCCGGTAAATAAGTCCGCAGTTAAAGCAAGCAATGGCGGTACTGCAAAGGTGCAGATTTACCTTCCTGTGATTCAGCGGATTGCCATCTATGAACGCAATGCGAGCCAGACGGGGCATGTCTACGACGATCTTATACAGCAGCACTGTCGGCCTAGATTGAGACACGACGCGGCTTGCCCATCCTTCACGTTGACATATTTGCCATCGGCGGCAAGCCGCCTTCTCGTAATCCTCCGCATCCACCACACACCATCCGCCGTTCACCAGCGGGACCCGCATCCAGTCCTTCCCCTCTTCGCCCCAATCAGGACTTGGTATGAGTTCATTTAGCATTAGTCGTTTCCTCTATTGCGTTATTATTTCTGCCCTACCACTCCGCCATTCCATCCAGTTGATCGCCCTCCCGATCGCTTCCAAGAAACAGGCGATTCGCCATCCGCAATCGCGCCTCCAGCCCGTCCCTCTCCGCCCGCATCGCATCCAGTTGCTCCAGCAGCCAGACCAGCAATTGCGCCTGATCCGGCCACACATCCGACCGGTCGGGATGGGCGGCTTGCCAGAGTTTGATTGCGCGGTCGCTGGCGGCGGTTTGCAGGGTGGCGAAAGACTGAAGGTCGGTAAGTTCGGCCAGCAGCGGCGCGCCGGGATTTGCCACAGATAAAAATTCAGTGATTGCTTGGCAGGTATTTGGGAATCGCCCGTCCTTCTCGAATAGCGCGCGAAGCCATTCAAGTTCTTTCCGCGCCGCCGCCGCATCCGCCTGCGCCGCGTCACGATCCTCAACCGCCCCCTTTGCTATTTGCTGAATCAGTTCCACTCCGGCAAGTTGGGCGTCTTTGACCGCCTCCGCCAACGCCCCCTCTGCCTTGCTGCGTCCAAGCTTACCGGGCCGTCCAAGCGCTTCCCATACCGCCTCCCATTTGGTCAGCACTTCGCAAGCTTCGCGTTTCCATTGCTCCAGTCGCTCAATTGTCGTCCGCAATTCCCGCCGCTGCTCAATATCCCCCACCTGCTGCGCCGCATAGGCCGCAATGGCGGCTTCAAGTTCAGCATTACGCGTTTCATTGGCGTTGCAGTTGGGGCAGAAGTTTGTCACCGGGTGCTGGTAAAGCCGCCGGTAGTACTTGGCGATGGCTTTCCAGCGGGCGCGCCAGCGGGATTCGGGAGTGGTCGCAAGCCCTTTTACCGTGCTCCCACAGGTCGAACATGTAATCGCTTCGTACCGCAGCGGGCCATCTATGGCTTCGGAAGCGGAAACAGGGAGTTGCCTGTCGTCAACAATCAAGTCTTTGTACACGCCAAACCCCCAGCAGTCTGGACAGTTCTCGATGTGCGGAATGGCGCAGGTAGTGCAGGTTCTTTGCGGGTCGTGTAGGATCATTTCTCACCTCCCACTTCTTCACCTTCGCTCTTCGTCACGCTTACCGAAATCCCTTGAATCGTCTCATATGCCATAGTCAGCGTCTGGAGCAGCGACAGGACCGATTCAGGATCAAGCACGATGCGCGCGGTTTTGATCTGCGGCGTTTTGACGATCTCGCCCTTGGTGTATTCCCAAATAGGCTCCGTGAGCATCAGTACAAGTTCGACCGATGGCACTGCGGCCATTGTTTCGGGATTTAGTTGAAACGTGATGTTGTGTGCGCTGCCTGTGTAGTTTTTCATTCCCCCCCCTCCAACCAGCCGCAAAAATTCCGCACAGGCGGCGGATTCGTCTGTGGTTGCCAATCGAATTCCCCCCTCCACTCTGTAGCTGGCCTGCTGATACACAATCCAGTGTTCGCCATCCCAGTGGAGGCTGAAGTATCCGCAGCAGACGACCACGTCTTGCCCCTGCGCCTTCATCACGTCCGCGAGTGTCAGCGCCTCTCCCTCCGGCGGGTGGTAGGGGTGGCCACAGATTTCGCAGGCCATCGGTTTGTCGGTTATTCGGTAGACGCAGATTTCGTGGTCGGTCATCGTTCCTCCTTCGCTGCCGTCGGCATACTCCCGTCCACCATCCGCTCAATTTCTTCTAGCACGCTCAGCGGCAAACGTCCCCAGCGCGTTTCGCGGAATTTGCTCAGCAGACGCGCCTTATGCTCACGCAAGCGGACTGCCGCCAGTGCGTCGGGAGTAGGTTCGCGCAGATCGGCGGAATGCCATCTATCACCGCCCACTTCCCGCCCATTCGTCCGCCGGAATTTGACATTGCCAATGTGGATTTGCGTTGCCGTAGTGCGTGTCACCATTGCCACGTAGTCGGGCGTATAGGTTGCGCCCGGAGAGACGATCACCGAATCGCCGGGCTTAAGGTTTTGGAGCCAGTTGTTGTCGTCTTTAGCCATTGTCCTTGTCCTCCATCGCAAACACCGCGAGCAGCGCCGCGATTGTTTCGGAGCGGGGGGAGTTGCCGGGAACAATATTCCAAGAATTCAGAGGCATAGTCGGCATCCACCAGCGAATTTCTGAATGATTGTCAGTAATTGCGATCTGTACAACTAGGAGAGAATTGGACATTGCTTTTGCCAGCAGTTCGCCGCTCTGGTTGCGGTCGGTGGCGGGCCGGTAGTTGCGCTGCGAGGTCAATTCACCGTTCGCCATTTGCCAAGTGCCAAGCCCGGTTAGCGACCAGCCGAGAATTTGTTGGCCCGCCAGCCGGTTCAGTTCGTCGTCGCTCAGATTGGTTAGTTGTTCCAGCGTCATCTTGCCCCCTTTGCTGCCGACAGCAGGCCATAAATCTGCCTGTAAATTCCAACTTCCACGGGTGCGCCATCACACCCAAGCTCCTCTTCCGGGCAGTTCAGGTCCCGGATATTTGCCAGCGTTTCCGGCCAAGTAATATCGCCGCCTTGTTCGTATTCGTAGCTCCCGATTTCGGCGTTCTCCCAAAGAGTGAACAGCGGGCCGGATTCGCCTGCCATCCAGGATTCGACGGCAGCAAGTACGGCTTTCGCCGCCTCAGTCCGCCGATCCGCCTCCAGCGCAAGCTCTGCCGCCGCGTGGCGGGCGTCGCGGTGGCCAATCTTGTACACTTCGCCGAAGTTGGCCGCGACATCTCTGACGCCGACCTGCTTTTCTACATCAATCTGCAAATTCAAAATCCGTCCGTGAAAGTCACTCATCGCATCATCTCCTTCGGCTGATCCGAGCCAGCTATGCACATCTCACAAAACAGCGTGCTCGTCACCGCGCTGCTCTCAAACTGCGCATCACACTCCCGGCACGTCCGCCTACTTGCCGGATACAGCAGCCGCACACCAGCGTTCAATTCCGGCGCACTGCGGTCGCGGGCGAAGCTGCCGTCGTCGTAGTCGGCGATGACGGCGGCAAGGGCGGCGCGCTGGAGTTCGGGCCAGTTGGGGGCGATTGGGGCGACGGCGAGGGCGAGGGCGAGGGTCAAGATTCCACCTCCACGGCCACGCTCTCCAGGTCGTAACCCAGGCCCACTTCCTGCCCGTCGCAATAGGCGAAGAAGCCGCCGCCTGAAGCGGCAGGGCCGGAAATGTAAGCGCCATTGAGTAGGGCCACGCAATGCTCCCGCAATTGTTCAACCGTGGGCACGGCAGGATTCCCGCCGAAATTCCATTCGTGGCCAGTCAGGGTCATCACCGCGTGGACCTTGGCAAAGTCGAACTTGGCCAGAATGGTTTCAATTGCTGTTTTCTTTTCTTCGATTGTCATTGATTGCATTCTCCGTTTTTCGTTCTCTGCGTTCTCAGGGGTGGGGCGCTGTACCTTCGCCCCGTAAAAATCCAACCTTGGCCGGTTTCCGCTTGAAAGCGCCCTATCCTGATTCCACTCGTCCCGGCTTCGGTGATACTGCATGACACTGCTCCACCGAATACACCGCGCCGTATTGCGTCCGCTGCCCGACAACGATTCGCCACCCGTCCACCTCGCCCACACTGTTGAGCAACCGTCCCAAGATCGTTTGCCGCCCTCGCTCTGCGACCGCCCCGCCCAGGTCCACGCCGCACTGTTCGGCCAGTGGCAGCAGGGTGGCACACGTCACGGGGCGGGAGTGGGTGCGGGACCAGAGGGAGAGGAAGGTTACAAAAGCTTGCTGGGTTGGGGCCATGAGTAATCTCCTGTCCGGATCACATAGCCGTGATCCTGATAAACCGTGACGTTGCCGATTTGAAATTCCGTGACGGTCGGGTTGACGCAATGCGCGACTCGGTGGCCGTCGCCGATTCCGTGAATGTGAGGGCGCGAGCAAAACGGGCAAGGCTCAGTGCCGCTGGATTCCGTCTTTCGCCGCAAAACCAGATATGCCCGCCCGTCCAGCGTTTCGACCTGGAACGCTCCGGCCTGTGCGATAAATGCCTGCACTTCCGGAGTATCGTGAAACCATTCGCCGCGCTTATGAGACGCCCAAAGCTGACGGTGAATTTCTTTCTCCATTTTGCGACCGCCCGGGATGGTTTTAAGGATCCGGACAACCTCCGGATTTCCGCACTGAACCTGCTGAACCCCGGCTGTCGGATCAAACGCAAACCCGATTTTGATCGGCCCGCCTGTTTCCGCCTGAATGAAGTAAATCACTAAAACCTCCGCTTTAATCGTTTTTTGCCATTTGAAGGAACTCTAGGAACTAAAGGAACCTTTTCACCTCTATAAATAATTCTTTCTCTTTATATGGGGGGGATAGAGAAGTTCCTTCTAGTTCCTATAGTTCCTTCAAGTACCATCCAAAACTGTAAATTGCGTATCAATTAGACTCACTCAGGAACTAAAACTACCTTCCACATCTGCTTACCCTTCTCCGTGCCTGCTCGCTCGATTGTGAATTTTTGATTTATATTCTTGCCGTTTTCGTCTTCTCCTGTGAAATCTATTACCATCTCTTCGCTGGCTTTTAGATACATTCCGAGTGAGATTTGACGCGCCTTTTCCGTGGATCCGCGCAGTGATAATCCGTCAACGCCTTCGGCTACCCCGAGCAATTCGCCGACTGAACAGCGCTCCATTTTGTTGCGCTCCATCCATTCGTACCAAGTTGAGCAAAACAGACTGCGCGTCTGCCGCTCGGTGTCGGAACGGCTTTGAAAGTCGCGAGCATTGGCGAGAAATTGTTCATAACCGGCGGCGCCAAGAATGCCTCCCAGGACGTTCGACCATCGCTCAAAACTTCCCAGCGGTCGAAGCTTGGCCTTTGGCCTTCCTTCCTGAATCCACCACTTCACAATGACGTGCGAGGCCTGCACCAGCCGCGCGCGGTTGGTTTCGATCCACTCCATCAGGTCGTCGTGAATAAAATTCTCCCGGTCCTCCGGACGGTCGGTTTTTGGTGTTAAGCGGATCCGGATTGAACGCCGCGCAAGCTCGGTGGAAATCGTGATGTTGTTTCCGGTCGTCACCCAGCAGCAGCGGATTTTGATTTGCGTGGTTGAGTTCTGCCCCAAGATCCGTTCCGACCAAGTATCGCCCGTAATGGCGGCGGCAAGGGTTCCGGAATCCAGCATTCGGCTAACGTTATCAATCAGGATGCAGGGCTTGCCCTCCATCAGCATTGACGTAATTTTCTTCCGCCACTCGTCGTCATCCCGGGGCTGGGTGGTCAGGCCCATATCCCGCCCGATGCTCGGGTAGAGCAGTGAACTGGCAAGCAGCCCCTTTCCGGATCCGGGCATTGACGCTTCGATCAGGTGGTTCGGTGTAGGACCGTCAATCATTTCGCGTACAAATGGGAGCAGCGACAATGAAACCGCGTTATCCCGGTCGGCGTCGGACGCAAACGGGAAATCCCCGAGCAGATCATTGCAGATCAGCGCGTTCGCCTTATCAAGGTCATCTCGGGTGAGAACGGCGGGAACCGGCAGCGCAGTGAAATTGCTTAGCGGTGAATAGAGTACGCCGCTCTCCGGATCAAATCCTGCCTCGGTCTGCAAGGATCCGCCCGGGCCGAAAACTGGAACATGAACCACCCGGGTAAGCCGGGGCAGTGCCATATCCTTCGTCGCCAGCACGTCCTTAATGACATCAAGCGGCGGCTTAACCAGCGCCATTCCTTCTTTGTTCCAGTGCGCCCACATTGAAAGGTGGTGGCGCATGATTTCCGCCGTTACATGCTGGAGCAGCACCGTCCCATCCGGATTCCGGACCACGCGAACCATCTGACCGCCGTACAGAAACAAAACCGGCGGTTGATTGCCTTGCTTGATGGCTTGCCAGCAGAGCGCGTTTAATGTCGGCAGGTGATTAATTGAAATATCAATTGAAACCATCCCGCCATCTTCAAAAGGACTTGGTGGCAAAGGGGGCAGATCCGGAGGCATATCGCCTGGCGGCGGCACGGCCAGCAACCTGCCGACGTCCTCAGGACCGTTGATTCGTAGCTCAGACATCACTGGATAAAACTCCCTCTTTGACCGTGCTCGAATCGCGCAGAGCGGGCGGCGATGATGGCGCGTCCAACATGATTAACGTCTGATTCCCAGCCTTTTTCGCCCCACGGGACGGTGGCGCTGTGAGGGGTCGTGCATTCACAATCTGCAAGGCGGCGATCCGGCGAGATTCCAAACCCTCTGCACTTTCGGCAAACCCAAAACCAGTGCTCGTCTCCGGCCCATCCGTCCGGATCAATCTTCAGTAATTGACCGTTCTCAGGGTCGCCGACCACGCCCCAGCCGAAATAGAGATCAAGCCCACTTGCTTTGGTAAGGTTCTCGGCTTTCTCGATTTCTTCTTCCGTCGGCTCTTCGCCTTTCACTTCAAACCATACGCGGAGATGCGGAAGCCAGAAATCGGGCAGATACAGGCTGCCATTAACATTGAATCCCTCCTGCTCGTACCTCCATTCAAGTCCAAAGGTGTCGAAGAAGACCGCCCATCGCGCTTCAGAACGCGAGCGAAAATGAAACCCTTTGTAAAGCGTCGGAATGGCGCTGATTTTCTGCCGCGAGTTTTGTTTTACGTATCTCAATTCGCCACCTCCAATAGATAATCATCAAAACCCTTGCCCCGAGCCGGATCCCAGGTCAGGGACTCGGAAGAAATGCCGGCGGATCCCAAGGATTCGCTTAGTCGTTCCAGTTGCGCTCGCGTGTTTCCCCGGGCGCGGTCGCTGGCTTCCCTGTCCGGATGGTCATATGCGATAAGTACGCGGCGGAGTGTTGGAATTTGGCGCCGAAGCGTCTTGCCAAAGCTGTCCGGAAATGTCCCGGCGCCGACAAGTCCAACTACTGGCACATTCAGCCGCTCAGAAATCACATATGCTTTCAAGATTCCCTCTGTGATTATTAGACTCGGGGAAGTTGGAGTAACCCGGGCAAAGTGGGCGGGCGCGCCGCTACTGCATCCGGAGGGCAGATCCGTGGAAGAAAAAAGCAAATACTTTGGCGATGCCTCGCCGTCTCTCCGAATCTCCAATGCCTCGACCTGCCCAAGTAGGTTCCGGATCGGGATAAAGAACCCGGGGGTTCCGGAGAACCGCATCACCCAGAACTCGTAACGCTTCCAGAATCCCGGGATCCCGGAAAGCTCCGATTGTTTGGCGAATTGCTGCGCCAGCCAGTCTCCGTCTTCACGACTCGGAACCGAAGCGAATTGACTATTGGTAATGGTTTCTTCAGAAAGATTCCGGACTTCGGCAAGATGGTCGGCATGGTGGCCGCTCAATGGCAGGATGGATAAAAGGGCTGAATATATTTGATGACGGCGCTCAATGGATGCTCGCAGCGTCTCGGGTTTTACCAATTCCTGCTTGACGGCTACCGGCTGGCCGTTGCCTGTGTGGATAAATGCGCCGCTCTTCGCTTGCTTGTCGGATGACACGCGCCAGCAAAGCGTAATGCCATCTGCCTGTCCGCAGCCCTGTCCCTGGCAAATTGGACATTTGCGCGCATGGTTGGATCGGCGCAGGCGGACGCGGGTGTGCCTGCGGTTATGACTTGGAAATGCGATTGTCACTTGGTGCCTTCACGGCAGGATCGCTGCCGAGTACTGCGTTTATAACAATACCCTTGCGGGCAGGTACGACTTAAAACGAAAACAGTATAGCCCCCTCTACACTAAAAAGTCTATAGGGCGTCGCTATACTTTTCCGCCCGTTTGCGCGATAATCAAATAGCGCCCTATACTGTTTTAATGAAGAAGGTGAAAATGGTTCTGCCGAGCGCATACGCGAAAAAACACAAGGTCTCTTATCCAACCGTGATGAAGTGGATTCAGCAGGGGCGGCTACCCGATGCAAAGTGGCACGAAGAGCCAATCGGGCATTACTTGATCCCTGAAAACGCGCCAAAGCCCGCCACGAAAATGGGCAGGCCGAAAGGGGCGACAAAGAAGAAAAGTAGTAGGAAAAAATAACCATCACTCCACCTGCCCCCGCCGCCGCAGCGCCGCCAGCACCTTCTCATATGCCGCCTCCATCGCCTCTTGCGACGGATATTCCACGCTGAACCCGTTGGGGTAGATTCCGAGCCGCGTATACCCGAACCAGAGCGAGTGCGCGACCTTCGTTCCCACCTCCACCTTTCTTGGCCAACCAAACCAGGTGCGCCGCGTCTCGTAAATCGGCCTTTCCTCTGTGCATTTTTCCACGTTGCACAGTTCATCCAGCGGAATGGTCTCCGGCCCGATGTCAATCAATTGCAGCAGTTCCTTTTTCACTGCTTCACTCATACTGTTTTCTCCTTTCGGCTGGTTTCCCAGGTTGCGAGCGCCGCATTAATCGGGCACTCGGAAGTGTGTCCGGCTTGCTCGGTGTTGAAGCAAGACGGACACGTCATCGCCCCGCCGCGCTTCGCACTCCACTGGACCTGCGCCAACACAAGAGCGACAAGCGCGCCCGCTTCAATGCGCGCCTGAAGACGATCAATCGCGGCGTTTTGCGCAGCGATGGTCTCGCGCAGACTGGTTGCGGTGGTGGTAGCGAGGTCGCGGACGATTCGCGCGATGTCTTGGCGCAAAATCTTCTGCGCCCATTCGATGCCGCCCAGCGGGTTGGGGTTCAGGTCAAGTTTCGCCACTTGCGCAAGGGCCACGTCCAGTGGCGTGGAATGGGGAGTTTGGGCATCGCCTTCGTATTGGTCGCGGGCGGAGCGGGTGGTGGTTGGTTTGGTGAGCATTTATGCGGCCTCCGTTGCTAGTTCGGACGTTGAGCGGAATGATTCAAGCCATTGGCGCAGTTTTGTTTTGCTTGGCGGGAGGTCGTCGCAGGCGGCGAAGTACTCCATCACTACCGATAGGTCGTACCAAAAATCAAAATCAGGCAGGTCAATCGGCAACGTCACAGCAATGATCAGCAATCCCCATAGGCGGATTTCCGGCTGCGCCTTCAGTGGATTGGCGGTTGCCTCTTCGCGCCCGCTGCCTGCCTCCCGTTTTGTGATCATCGAATAGCGAATGGCAAAGATGATCAGCATCAGGGCAAAGCCAGCCCGCAATAGCCAACCCGCAGTAAAGGCTTCCTTGATCAAGAACAGGCTGGATAGCAGGATGAAAACGCGCATCCAGGTTGATGACGTGATCCCCGCCGTTCGCTGCGTCCAATGACTGAATCGCTCGAATTTATCGAGAATGAGTTGATCGAATTGGTGAAGCATGGCTATGCGGCCTCCGTGGTGGCAAATAGCGTTTTCTGACAATTGCGCCTTAATATCAGTTCGCAATATTCGCGGTTGAGTTCGATCAGAATTGCCCGCCGTCCAAACTTGTTGGCGACTTGGGCGGTCGTCCCACTGCCAGCGAAGGGATCGAGTACGGTTCCGCCTTCGGGACATCCGGCGAGGACGCAGGGGGTGATAAGTTCGGGCGGATAGGTGGCGAAGTGGGCTTCGGGATAGGGCTTGGGCGAGACATTCCAGACCGAACGCTTGTTGCGCATCCCACCGCACTGCTCGGTTTTCTCCATTGCGTCCCATCGGTCATTAAATCCGGCACGGCGGCGCGAATGTCCACGCTGCTTGTCGGTGCGCGGGCGAATTCCATTAACCTGCGCAGTTGGTGCGCTTTTGTGCGACTTTAAGGCACGTCCAATTCGGTCATCGTCAGCATAAATGGCAGGCTCTTTGATGGCTTCGACATCGTAGAAATACCTCGCCGCCTTGCTGAGCATGAAAATATATTCGTGGCTTTTCGTGCATCGGTCAGCCACGCTTTCCGGCATCGGGTTTGGCTTCGCCCAGATAATGTCCTGGCGTAAATACCAACCGTCGGCGCGAAGAGCGAAGGCGAGCATCCACGGAATTCCGATGAGGTCTTTGGGTTTAATGCCAGCCATCTTGGCGCGCTTATTTCGGACGGCAAAAGAAGGCACGTCGCCGCTCTCCGTAATCGTATGCTTGCCAGTATTCTGGCCGCCGCCCCATTTGTCGCTGTTGTTGTAGCTATCCCCAATATTCACCCACAACGTTCCATCGTCCTTCAGCACGCGCCGCACTTCGCGGAACACGTCCACCAGATTGGCAATGAACGCTTCCGGCGTCGGCTCAAGGCCGATCTGACCATCTACGCCGTAATCGCGCAGGCCGAAATACGGCGGCGACGTGACGCAGCAGTTCACCGATTCGTCCGGCAGTGCGCGCAATGCAGTCAGCGCATCGCCGTTATGGAGTATTAGCTGTGAATCATGGTGATAGATCATCTCCCTCCCTCCATCACTACAATCAACGGCCATCGAGCCGCCTCTTCCCACCCCGCGCGCCACAGCCGGGCAGCATTGGATTTCGGCGCGAACGGGCAGACAGATTCGCCCGCGAGATAATCGGCGCGCCCCATGGCGTGGATTTGGGCGGGGATGCTGCAATCGGTGATTTTCAAGCCGCCACCCCTTTCGCCTTCGCTTTGAATTCCGCCAGTTTCCGCCCAATGGCATCACTGGCTTCGCCCTTTGTGATCGTTTCCGCATCGTGCGGCACACGCCATTTCTTCAACTTTGCCAATTGATCCTCCGTTGCCGGATCGCGCCGCCACTTCGCGTCCGTGCCGCCAAAAAACAATGTCTTCGCAAACCCCTCCGCCGCCGCCCGGCATTCCGCCTCGGTGGCGCAAATCGCGCGGAACTCCTGCCCATCGGTGGCAATCCAGTTGTCGTCGGCCATGGGGCGAACGGTGATGATGCGGTTGCGGATGGTGAGGGTGGAGCGGTGGTTGATGGTGGATTGCCAGGTGAAAGACGGCTTTGGCTTTGGCTGCGGCATCTCCGCCCCACTAATCAAACTCACCCGCCTCGCCTCAAACTCCGCCTCGATCCGCTCCCGCTCTTCCTGCTCCGCGAGTGCCGCCGCGCGCTCCCGCTCCCCTTCCGCTGTCAATTCAATCAGTCCCTCGCGCTGCCGGCTGGGCTTTTCCTTGCCCGCCAATGAAGCGAGGTTGACCAGCTTGTGGCGCTTCGTTACGCCAACCAAATCCATCACCAGGAAGTTCGGCTTCCGGCTCGCCGCAATCGCCGCCAGCCGCTCTTCCGCTGTTTCCAGCCCGTCAATCACGCCGGGCAGCAATCGAGTGCCGCGCCCCAGCGTTTGCAGATAGCGTGATTTGCTCGCCGTCAGCGTTCCGATCAACAGGCATTCCGTTGTCGGCGAGTCCCAGCCGGTATTCAGACAGGCGACATTGACCAGCACCTGCAATTGGCCGGATTCATAATCCGCGAGTTTCTTCCGCCGTTCGCCCTTGTCGGTTTTGCCGTCAATCGCTGCGGCGCGAATCCCGCCCGCGCGCAGGTGGTCGGCAAGTTCCTTGGCCATTTCAACGCGCGGCACGAACATGGCAGTTTTCAGATGCCCGGCGTGCGTGCGCCATTGCTCGGTGATGGCCTCTTTCCAGTTGTCGGCGCGGCGAATGAATTCCGCCACTTCGTTCTGATCAACGTCGCCACCGCGAGAGTGGACGTTGGTGAAGTCCGCGCCTTTGAGGCTGAATTGGAGCGAAATCGGCTCACAGAGCCAGCCTTCGCGGATGCCGTCAATGAGCGACATTTCGTAGGCGATGTCATCGAAGACTTCATCGAGGCCCCGGCCATCGAGGCGAAAAGGGGTCGCGCTGAGGCCCACCACAAGGGCATCCGGCGCGGCAACGTGTTCAATGACAGTCTTGTACGCATCAATGTTTAAGTGAGCTTCATCCACGATCACCGTTTGAAATCCGCCCTTTGGCAGCATCGCCAGCCGCTTCGCCTTGCGAACTGTATGCAGGCTGGCAATGACGATCCGCGCGTTTTTCTGATTCAGCCCCGCCTTGACAATCCCCACCGGGATGCCCGGATTTTCTGCCTGAACCGCTTTCGCATTTTGAAAAACCACTTCATCAATCGGCGCGAGAAACAGCGCGCGGCCAATCGGGGCGCGGCGCTTGATCAATTGGGATGCGAGGTAGGTATTATGAGTAACAGTGAAATCACCGAGCAGAAATAGCCTGTCGCCATCAATTTCAAATCCGTAGTATTCGCCTTCGCCAATTGGCTCAACCTTGATGCCTGTTACAAGGTGGTTTTTTATTTGACGCCGTTTTATGGCTCGCTTGCGTGGAATCTTGGACGGGATTTCTGAGGTGTCGCCTGAGATGTAGGCGACCCAGTACACCCCAGCCTTGCCGTTATTGCAGCAAGTCTTTTTTCTTGGCTTAACTGACGCAGCGAAGCCTAGCGACCGGGCGATGAATGCAACATCGCTTGTAAGGCGCTGTGATAACGATACGTATTCAATGCCTGACTGGTCTTGCCCGTGCAGATAGCCATCACTGTCAACTAGCCCCGCCAAAAGTGCCAGTCTGACCTCGCGGCTGTTTGTTTTATATATCTGAGGAACGTGCTTATTGCCGCTCACGCCAAGACTTCTAAGCTGATCTCCCAGTGACCCCTTGTACTCCTTACGCCGAAGCGTGGAATAGCAAGGACACCTCCCCTTACAGATTTGCTTTTTTACAATATGCCCTATCCGCGCGGCATGTTCGTGCAGATAGTCAACAATCTCACTATCGGCGGTCGTAATGTTTGAATTGTGAGAAGTGCCATCGCCAAGCCACAAGCCTAAGAAATAGGGATCAATCGGCACAGCCTGCGCAGGCCATTCAACGCCAGTCCGCCATCCTTTTGCGCAGTGCTTAAAAGTCTTGTTTTGGCTCAAGTAATCAAGAATTGAAATGTTGACGATTGAACCGGGCAGGTAGCCGGACACCTTTTTGACGAAGCCGTTTTTCGTGTTGGTTATTTTCAGTGAAAGAATATGGGCCTCGTTGACAATGTACGGATCGCCCTTAACCGGTACTACCTTGTAAAGATTGTCGCGGCCTTGAGCGGTTGAAAGCACGTTGCGCGGCTGCGAGTCCGGCCCCATCAGCACGTCGCCTGTCTGAACATCCTGCACGGCCTTTACTGTGCCATCGAACATCAGAACCGGCGTATCTTTCCCAAGGCACTTGCCCAATCCGGTCGCCTGGGCGATGACGGGGCGCTTGATGCCGCGCGCGAATGCGGCATCAATGGCATCGAGGGCGCGGATTTGATATGGGCGGGGGCGTTTTGCTGCGGGCGTGACATTGGCCCTGAAATCCTGTAGGCGATTGCCCTTGGCGTTGTTGCAGGCGGCGCAAAGCAGTTGCAGATTGGATAGCAGCGATGGCCCGCCCTGTGCCACGGGGTGAATGTGGTCAATCTGCATCTTCCCCGCCGCGCCGCATCGGGCGCACCGCTCACCATCACGGGCCACCAATAACGAATAGAAAGTGGTGTAGCTGTCGCGGAGTTCGGCGCGAACATCGGCGCGGGCGGAGGTGATGAGGGTGGAAACAATGCTCAAGACGCGGCCTCCTGCTCGGCAATTCGCCGCGCAATCCATTCCACGGTGGGAACGCAGACCGCATTGCCCAACATCCTGTAACGTGCGCTGTCGCTGATTGGTTTGCCATCGTCGCCGAAGGCAGTCCAGCCGAACTTTGTCCGAACCTCAATCCTGAATGAATTGCCGGTTTGTGTTTTTAAGGGAATGAACCCACTTATGGCACTTACAACAGAGCAACACGAGGTTATCAATTGCTGTTCTAAGCTCGGCGCACTTGAAGGGCTTGATGTGGTGGACTTCGTAGGTCTGCTCTGAGTGGTCAAATCTTCGCTGGCATCGCTGACAAGTGGCATCATCGCGCTTCCAGATAGCCTTACAAGCGGCACGCCATTCCTTTGACTTATGGAACATGTCCCGCTCGGATGAGATTCCGCCTTGCCATCTTGGGTTATTTGGGCCGCTGTTGAATTGATAAGCACACTCAGGCGAACAAAATCTTCTGGACTGATAGACGGGAGACACCAGCTTGCTTTCCCCGCATTGCTGGCAAACCAGAACGACCTTTCTTGACTGCGAATTTCGACTCCGCTCGCCCCGCAAAAGATATGCACATCGTTCTGAGCAGGTTTGCTGTCGCTTGGATAGCTTGGCCGTGTATTCAGTGCCGCAGATTTGGCACTTTGATTTTGATTGATTCTTTCGGCATTCCCAGCAGGTTTTGGCAACTTGGGACTTTGGCTTTCCGCATTTACAAGGCTCTTTAGAAAGTCTAAGCATATCTCTATTATAGCAGCATTCTCGACTTCCGGGAATCCCTGCAATCGCTCGCACTCGGTTGGAGTGAGGCGGCGAACGCCGAACTGACCGGCAATCGTTGGCGAATTTCTGCCGGTTGCGTCCCCATTGGTGTTTAATGTGTAGGCGATGTCTGACGATCGAACTTCGTCGTTGGCGTTGATCTGCATTGCCATTACGTAGCTTTGCTGCTTCATCCCCGCTTCGGCGGCCAGAGCTCCGGCAATTTGCCCATCGCCATTGATGTAGCGAACTTCATCGCGGGTGTTTTGGGCGAAGGCGATGGCAGTCACCTGGCCAACGTGTAGGCAGGAAGTTTTATCAGGATCAGCGCCAAGCGTGGTTTGATTGCCGCCTGCTTGCCAGTTAAAGGCAACCAAGTGTTCGCCCGGTTCCGTTCTGAAGCCGCCCGTGTTGCCGCCGCTGTTCAGTGTCGCGGCGATCGCCGGAACTAATCCGTCGGCAAACTCAAATCCGCTGTGCGCGTCGCCGTTACTTCTGAGTGTTCCAGCGATTTCCTGTTCAACGATGTCTCCGGGGAATCCGCAAGTCTGGTTAGCATTAGCTGTAAGAGTTTCGGCAGTTCGCGACCCCGCTTCTCTGCGCGGCGGAGAATCCCACGCGCTGCCGTTGGGGAGAGGAAATACTTGCTCTCCACACTCGGCTCCAATACTTCGGAGAGAATCACCTGTCTGTTCGGCTTCTGCGATGAAATCACCCCACGGCTGAATCCAGGATGATTCTGTAAAAAGAGAGTTACTTGTCTGTCTCGCATAGTTCGTAAATCCCTGCAACGCGGTTAAAGCAGATGACCCCGCGCTCCAAAAGGCCGGACAGGAGGTCGGTGAGAGAATGATGAGCTTTGCTATGCTCAGCATCAGTTGCGCACAGGTGAAGATTTTCGATTCTGTTATCGCGCTTGCGTCCGTTGATGTGATGCACTCGCTCATTGTCAGCAAGCACTCGTCCAAGATGTCGCTCCATAACATCTCGGTGCTCTGCTTTTCTTCGATACTTACCGTTTGCTTTTGCGATCTTGGTAATCTTGTACCCTCGAAATTCTTTAAGTCCTCCTGAAAATTGCTTCCAAGATGCGATACCAAGTCGTCTAGCTCTTTGTCTAACGACAGCGGGATCACGGCCAAGTTCTCGCGCAACGTCTGTGCTTGTCCGTCCTCTTGCATTCCGAATAACTTCATCCTCTGCTTCAGTGAAAGGAGAGGTCTTCCAACGTCGAATGTTGAGGTCTCTAAGTTGAGACTCAACGGAGCGCGCGCTTCGGCCAAGACTAACAGCGAGTTCTCGATGAGACATTGAGCTATGGTTAGCGCGGAGGAAATCGTTTTCGACTGAAGTAAATGGTTGACTTGCTGGCATACTATAAAAACCCTCCTTCTTCTTTGAGGTACTCCGAAGTACTGGGCATCTAAAATATCTACGTCACAAACATAACCAAGTTCCTCAAGTCCATCTAAGATGACAGTTAAATCTCGCCCGTTGTTTGAACTCATTAAACCGGGGACATTCTCGATGACAACCCATCTTGGCTGATGGTCTGCAATAATGCGTATAAACTCGAACCATAGCCCTGACCGCTCGCCATCCAAGCCTTTGCGTAATCCAGCCACAGATAAGTCCTGACAGGGGAATCCGCCGGCGAGAATAGTGATAGGTTCGCCGTTAAAAGTGTCTTTTGTGATCGCTTTGACATCGCTGATTAACTCCGCTTCTGGATGATGACGGCGTAGAACTTTCTGGCAGTCGGCATTGATTTCGCAGACGGCTTTTATCTTCGCACCCGCGCGCTTGAACGCCAGGCCGAAGCCGGAAATGCCCTCAAATAAACCAACGTAATTCATATCCTCACCGTAACCGGCACCACCTCCACCGGCTTCACCTCAAACCAAACCCCACATGCCCCGCACCAGTGCAACTCGCCTTTCGCAATCAACAGCGCGTCGCAATAGCCACAGCGCGGCGTGGTGTTGGTGCGGAGGGTGGTGGGGTTGGTGGGGGAGTTCATGCGGCCTCCGTAATCTTCACTCCCCGCTTGTCGCATTCGTACAACACAATGCCTGCCCGAAACGCCACCTTGTGTGGATAAAACGGATTCTCCGGCCAGACGTACAGGTCTTTCACGGCAACTTGAATTGCGATGTATTTGTCTGACTTATCCGACCGAAACTCATCGCAAAAATAAGTCTTTGGACAGGCGTGAAACTTGCCGTCCCCGCATTCTTCTTTGGTTGGATTCCAGGCTGGATGCTCCAAGGCGGAGCCGACTGCCCAGAGCGTTTCATTCAGCGTGCCTTCCTGTGTTTTGAAATCCGCAGAAACGCGCTTGAACAGGATGACGTTTTGATTCTTGTCGGCAGCAACGCCATGCGCACTCAGCCAAGCATCGGTGGTAGACGGTGCTTTCACCTTGACAATATGCTCGCCTTTTAGGTGCGAGCTTTTAGCCGGATTTACGTACTGAAAAATCACCGCCTGCCCATGTGCAGAAAGTCTCGCATCTGTCGAAAAATACCGAGCCGCAACTTGACCCCACGCCTCGACGCTGCTGTTATCCCGCGCCACGACGCTGCTGTTATCCCACGCCTCGACGCTGCTGTTATCCCGCGCCACGACGCTGCTGTTATCCCACGCCACGACGCTGCTGTTATCCCGCGCCACGACGCTGCTGTTATCCCGCGCCACGACGCTGCTGTTATCCCACGCCTCGACGCTGCTGTTGCCCCACGCCTCGACGCTGCTGTTATCCCGCGCCACGACGCTGCTGTTATCCCGCGCCACGGCGCTGCTGTTATCCCGCACCACGACGCTGCTGTTATCCCGCGCCACGACGCTGCTGTTATCCCGCGCCACGACGCTGCTGTTGCTTGGGCGGCGATTCACAGTGATGTGGCTAGTGGCAATGATTTGAATCTCCGTCCACTCGTCAAACTGGTCTTGAAGGGCGTCCCATTCGGCCTGTGATGTTATTTTTATGATTGGCATGTAATTCCTCAAAACGGTAAATTATGATCGTGATAACGCAGCCGAAAGCCGCGCCAAACCAGTACCTTGCGGCACTCGCTGCAACGCTCGGTGTACCGATAGGCCCACCAGTGACGAAAATCTTCCCGCCAATTCCAGAGCCGCGCGTAGACTCGATAGATTGCCGAATACCATTCCCAATCAAAGCGCTCAGCGTCGTAAAACTCGTGCGCGCCGCAGCGGTCGCAGATGGCATAGCCGGAATCAAAGCGCTTGGCGGTGTGGCCGATGTGGCGGCAGATGTTCACGCCAACACCTCCTGAATAAACCACCGCCCTTCCTTCCACTGGCAAAGGAAAAACTTGATCTGCTTAAACTCGTGGGCTGCGCTCTTGAGCTTAACCAGGCTGTCTTCGCGAATGTGCGCGCCCTTCACTTCGTAAAACGTCAGCTTGCCGTCTTTCCACGTTGGGAAGTCGGGGCGAAGCGTTAGTCCGTTGGCAATGCGCAGAATGATGGATTCGTGATCGGCGTATTCGTCAATCGCGCCATCGTGAAGCCAGGGCTTGAGCCAATCTTGGATAAAGCGGGCTTCGGTTTTGTTCGGCTGCTTTTTTGACTGGCGGATGATGGACTTGGTTTCGGGAATAAAGACGCTGGCGCTCTGAATCGCCCGCTCCGCCGCCTCACTCAGCGGCGTGGAACCATTGGCACTCAGCTTGTGCAACCTGCTCATCCGTATGCGGCGGTTGTGCTGTTCGACCTGGGCAGCGTCCCAGTTGCGCAGGTTGGCGCGGTCGTTGTTGGCCATCGTCGTCCTCTCCTTTACTTCCCAATCACCGCCACCGGAGTTTCCGTGACCGTCACGAATTCCGGCTGGCTGGTTTTGCAAATCGCCTCAAACGCCTTCTTATCAATCACGCGCTTGACACAGATCGGCGCATTCGTTGTGGCCCATTCAATCGCCGCGGCTTCGTCGTAAACGAACTTCGTCCCAACGCGCACGCTCAGGCCGTGGCCAAGCTGTTTCTGGCCTGATTCGCCGTAGGCTGCGATGATGGCTTCGCGCAGGGCTTTTTCTGCTGCCGCCGCGCGAGTGGTGATGTCGGTGTACTCCGCAATCAGTTCGGCGTTGCAGTTGCTCCACGTCTCCCGCAGCGCGTCCATTGCTCGTTCAAGCTGCGCCTGTTCGACCTTGTACCGTTCAGCAACATCCGCCGCGTGCTGTTGCAGCGCGTCGTAATCGCTGCGCAGGGTGGCGAGATTGGTTGTGGTTGCTTCGTTCATCGTATTTTCTCCCTGTATTTGAATAATTCCCGCGCCGTCCGGCCCCAGCCGTGGCGCTCGCCCGTGCGTAAGAGCCGCTGTTCATCGAGCGAAAACAGCTTGCTGCCCAAGTCCCAAAACCGGGCAGCGCACCAAAGAACGCGCAACGGCGCGGGAAGGGGTTAGGCGGCGGGCGTTTTCGCCTTCCGCTCATTCAGCGCCGCGCACTCATTCAGTAATGCAATCCAGTCGGCTGCCTGCTTAGCCGTGAGCGTCTTGCGGCTGATGTCGCCGAATTTCTCCACGAATTCAGAGCGCCAGACGTTCTTGCGCGCTTCGGGCGTGGTGAACTTGACGGGATCAAGCGAGGCTTCCATGCGCTCTGTCGCTTTGAGTAGTTCCATTGCCACCGCCGCTCCGCATGCCCACTGTTTCAGCCCCGCCCCCGGCTCCGCCTTCGCCCGATATTCCTCCCCCGTCCAAGCGGCGAGGTACTGGCTAAAGTGCGCCGCGCCTTCATCAATCCGGCTGCGTAGCAGGGCCTTGAACAGTTCCTGCTCTTCCAAATACTGCGCATCGGTCAGATGCCCGCCGATCCATGCCATGCGCAGCCAAATCAAATATGTGCTGGCCGTGTCGAATTCGTTATATGCAACAATCTCAGCCAGCCGTCCGGCCTTGTACGCTTCCGCTACGCCGCCGCCATGCACTTCAGAGATTTTGCCTGGAATGCCACACGCCGCAGCGAATTCACCGAGTTTGGGCTTGGCTCCCCCGCCAGCAAGGCAATCCATCAGGTCAACGTTCACGTCGCTGTTTCTCGCGAAATAATCACTGCCCTCCCATGGTTTGTTTGGCCGTTCGCAATAAGCCGGGATTGGCACACCGAGAATCACCGCGCGATTGAATAGCGCCGTCTGGTCGAAGCCGAAGGAATTCCAGCCGACCACCTGCGCCTTGATACGCCCGATGAAGCTCAGCGTTCGGCGCACGATGTCAGCTTCGGACAGTTGTTCAACCACGCCATTGATCTTGGGCAAGGTGTAGAACTTGAGCGTCACCTTGCGCCCGCCGGGGAGCATCTGAGACGTGCGATAGAGGACGGAAACCGACACGACGCGGTGAAACATCGCCTTCAGAAAAGGCGTGGGATTTTCGGGCGTTGCGCCGTGCGCTTTGTAAGCGTGGGCAACCGCATCCTCGTCGCTCACGGTTGCGGGCAGGGCGTATGCGCGCCGGATGGTTTCCACATCCGGCACGGTTTCAATGTCAATGATTGCGATTTTGTCGGCGGGAGTTTTGAACATTACATCTCCTCCCCGACGAGTTCGCCGTCAATGACCTCCAAGTCCGCCAATGCCGCATAGGCAACATTCAACTTCAGGTCAAGCGCTGCCTTCTGCTTTTCTTCCACGCTCAGCCCTGCGTATTGCGCGTCAAACCAGGCCTTGCCCGCGCGCTCGTTTTTCTTCAGTTCGACGCAGTGCCGAAGCAACATTTCATCAAGCGTTAATTCTGGAATTGCGGCAGCGCTTGTTGCGCCGTTGTCGGCTTGTCCTTCCTCGTCTTCCTCTTCCCACTCTTCCGCATTCCCCATACTGGCAACCGGCAACGCCAGCGGCTGCGCGCCAATCAATGCAGGCGCGGACGATGGCTGCAATTGCGCAATCAGTTTCAGGAAGGATTCTTGCGCAGCCTCGATGGTCAGAAGCCACTCTTCGCTCCGGTTGGTTTCACCCGTGCGAACGTACTGATTGCCGCGCTTTTCCATCACTGGCTTGGAGATGATCTGCGGCGCGCGGCGCAGCACCATTTTGACGCCGCTCAGCGTCTTGAACATGTCGTAAATAGCTGTCAGGTTTTGGTGAAGATTGATCGTGTCGTAAAACGATGTGCTGTGAACATTGATGGCGACGCCACGCTGAAGCGCGGGAATGATGATCGGCATCTTGATCTTCCACTTGCACCCGCCGGGGCAGGGCTGCGGCGTTTCGTCCCAGGTTCCGTCTTTGCGGCGAATCTTGCTGGTGGTCACGCCGTCGCAAACGTGGATAAGCTTTGAGGCAACGTGCTCTTCTTTGCACGGGTCGTAGAACTCTTCAACCGTGTCCGCCCAGACGTAGAACTCGATTTCGCGAACCCCGCCATAAGTCTTGATCTGGTCAGCAAATGCTTGGTTAAAGGCGCGTTCGAGGTCTTTGTCTGCGGTGGCAAACCGAAAATGCTTCAGGTTGCGGCCCACCGTGCCCTTTGGTGTTTTTGGCTCGCCTTTGCGAAGGTCGCCGCCGATTGGCAGCTTCGAGCGTTGCTTTTGTAAGTGTGCTAAAGCCATAAAAAATAACCTCCGTATAAATTCCTAAACATCCCACCCATCAACCTGGGCACATTTCGGCTGGGGGCGGATCATTCGCGCGCAGCTTCGATCCGCGCACGCTTCTGAACAGAAAATCTTGTTGTCGCGTTCGACCATTGCAGACGCCTTGACTTCACCGGGACAGCCGGCGCAGGTGATGCCACGAACGTCCGGCATAAGACTGGCAAGGTATTTGGTCAGTTCGGCGTCCATCGCTTTTCTATCTCTCGTAACTGACGTAAAAATGACTGGCCTTGTACGCCAGCAGTTTGCCAACCAGACGATCCATCGTGCCGCCCGGCAGTGAGTCGCGCAGGGCGATAAAAATCTGTTCAGCTTCGGCGTCAAACACGCGGCCAGCAGCGCTAAGCTCCGCATCCTTTGGCATTTCGTGTTCGATATTTCCAGCAATCAAAATTGAAGCATTTTCAATTTGCTGCTTGCCAATTGGTGATGCTTTGTGGACTGAGACTTCGATCATTACTCCCTCGCTCTCTTTTCCAACTCCGGCAACCGCTCCCCAGCTCAATAGTTTGCGGTTGCCAGAGTCGTGCAGTACAAAACTTTCGTGATCTCCGCGTTCTTGTTCCCCGGCAGTGTCACCATCTCCCCGCGCCCTGCCGTGTGGCGCAGTGGGGGATTCACGCCGCCGTCATCAGTGCGCGTTCCCGCACGGTGAAGTTCGCGGCCACCTGTTCCAGTCGCGCCAAATCGCGCGTGTTGATTTCCGCCTGCAATAGCGCGCTGGCCGTGTCTGTGAGCGCGTTTGTTTGTCGCGCTTCAATCCGCCCGGTCAGCCGTCGTGATCGAACCACGTCCGCGCCGTTGCGATAGATTCGTTGCTGGCGCGCCTGTTGAATTCCGCTCAGGCTGGGCACGGGGGCGGGCTGATTGCTCTCCGTCTGCTGCGCGTCAGTGATGGTTGGGTCGTAACGTTCGCCCCGCGCCTGACACGCGGCGATGTCGGCGCGAATGGCGCGCTCGAATTCGGCAACGTATAGTGGAATTTGTCTTTGGGTGGTGTTCATCAGTGAACCTCGCGGGTAAAAACGGGCGGTTGGCAGTCCCGCCCCAGTGTTTCCATCTCTCAACAGGCACTATTACGGCGAATTTGATTACAGCGAATAACCGCAACAGTGAACCGGTGTAACCCACCGGGAGGAACTTCCGCGCGTGCGGAAGATTGGGTGAGGCGCTCCCGCGTGGCCCTTGTGACAGCCGTACTCGCGACTTGTCCCACGCGAGGCGCGCTCAGAACTTGCTTACAGATATTCAATCTTCCAAGTCGGGTGATAGTTGCGAGCCTCTTGCTCGCCATTCAGCCGGATTCGCAGATACGCCCCGCAACTTCCGACGATCACTCCCAGCTTGCCTTGAAACGTAATCCGCCCGCCGCGTTTGGCAGGGATGTTGTAGGCGCGTCTGATGTAGTTCATTGCTCCTCAAGTAATCCAATTCCGCCGCTTGATGAATTTGAATCAGCCATTGCTCATTTCCCTTCTTTCGCGTTAATCTTTATGACGGAAGCGAGCCGGTGTCTAAGTGGTCCCGCTTCCGTTTGGTTCGCCGCTCAGATCCAATGGGCGGCGAATTTGAAAATAACTGGGCGATGACGTGGGTGACTGGGCACCAACGCAGCGACTCACGCCATCGCCTTCCTCCCGCCACGACTGGCACGGGAATCCGAAAATCTGTTCGGGGAGATTTCGATTCTGTGTCAGTACTAAACCCTTCATCCGTCCCTTCCCTGCTGCCGCTCTTGGGCGGCTTAATTGATCGTTTTTGCTTTGGCGATTGCGGCGCGCGCCGCGTCCACAAAGGCAAATGCCCAGTCCTGCAAGCGCCGCACGTCGTCCTCGTCGTAGTTGCTGAAGTTGATTTCTCGGAAGCCGGATTCCATCTCGCACGCGGCCAGCAATTCCGGCGCAGCATCGCGCAGCGTTTGCGCGTAGTCCGGCACAGGACCGCCGTCCGGGCAATCAGGGTGGACCGCCCACAGATTGCCATTCGGAAATATCCGAAACCCGCTCCAACCGCGCTCGGTGGCCAGTTTGACCGTGAGCTTTTCTTCTTCGCCGATGGAGCAATCTTCAATCGCCGTTGTGTGCTTGCTGATGTAGTCGCTCATGTCTCTCCCTTGTTAAATTCCCCGCCAGCCGTTGAAACTCCCAGACAACTGGCGGTTCCTGCGCGCGGGATGCTGCGCGCATTCTCGTTACTACCAGGTCAGCGCGGCCATCTGCACCGCGTTTTCAAACTGGACGCGCCGCCACGCGATTACCTCAGCGGGCAGGTCGCCATATTCAGCGACGGCCATCTTGACGGCGGCTTCGTAAACATCAACTTCCTGTGCTTGTTCTCTCGCTTCCGTTTCCGCTTCCATCGCTCTGCCCTCCTATATTGCCGCGCGTTCGCGTTCGCGCTTGACTGTTCCACGATTGCGGCCCGTGTGACCGCCGTCGCTGATCCACTCCTTCAAATCTTTGCCCCAGTAGCGCGGGGCCCCGCCAATCTGCACCGATTGCAGGTGCTTTTTGATCCGGGCACGGTAAATCGTATCCTCCGACACCGAGCAGGCAGCCGCCGCTTCAGACGGCGAGTACAGCGCGTCGTCTTCAATTGGCCGCTTGGCTTGCGCCAGCAGCGTGTCGAGTTTGGTGTTGATCTTGGAAAGCAGTTCTTCCATATCGTGTCCCTATGCGGCCAGCGGCAGAAACGCCCGCTCGTCCATCACATCGGCCAGCAGGCTTGGCGCATCGCCGAAGGTCAGCACATCGGCTTGGCGCTGGCGGTGATCGCGAATCGCCCGCTTGGCGAATGCAACCGCGTCATCGGCGTTCCCCGCTTCGATGGCCGCCACGACTGCGCTCTGCCATTTGGCGGCATTTTGTGCGTCGAGAGTGGCTTCCAGTTCGGCCATTGTTCTGATTCGCATTGCGTCTCTCCGTGGGGCACGGGATTAAATGGAAACGCGGCGACCAGGGCACAGCCGCCGCGTGTGGGGCAACTCTTACCGCCGAACCTCATCAACAATCCGCGCGGCGGCGTCGAACCGTTCCATCCGGTCGCTGGGGTTAGTCATCCGCAGCCCGGTGGCGCGGATGTCGGAGGCGACGCCCAGCCCGAAGGCGGCGTGGCGGGCTTCGTAGCTGGCCCTTTTATCTGGCAACCCCAGCGCGCGATTCATAGCGCTTGCTGTGGTCTGGTAAATCTCTTCAGGCGAAGCTCCCGGAAACTGCTCTTTCGCCGCTGCTTCAATCGTGTTCCAGCCAGCCATCATTTCAGCCAGGTCGCCCGTCAGCGTTGGCTGCGGCTGCCAACTCGCGGCCAGTTCCTGCGCCGCCGGACTCACCTGCCGCTCGGCTTCGATCCGCGCATTGTGGGCGGCGAAGAAGCCGCCCAGACTCTCCGGTGTCACGGTTTCGAGTTCGCGGGCGGTGTTAGCCAGTTTCAGCGTGGTCAGGCTGGCGTTAATGCAGCCTTGCTTCTGAAAGGTTGTACTGAGGGCGAACAGGGTGTCGGCATCGCCCATCCCGGCGAAGTCGTTGCGCGTCAGGCTCAGGCTTGCGAGCAGCTTGGTGATGCCCGCACGCATCGCGTCGCGTTTGCTTTCCAGGGTTGTGAATTCGTTTGCCATCTTGATTTCCTCCGATTGTTTTCTTTCTGGGGCGAGACGGAATGTACATTGACAGTGTACGAACTGTCAAGCAGCAATGTACATTTTTTGCAAAGTTTTTTCGTCTGCGTTTACCAGACTCTGAATCGAAACGCCATACAACAGGCACAGCTTGGCAATCGCACTGGACGGCGGCTCGCCGCAGTCGTTTTCATAATTCCACAACTGTTGGCGCGTAACGCCAATAGCGCGAGCGCTTTCACTCAATCCCCGCTCACCGCGAGCCTGACGAAGTTTTTCAGGGTCAATCTTGATATTCGCTAACGCTTCCATACCAGAATAATAATTTCACCCGTGCGTATAAGTCAATTACCAATGTACAACAAAAACAATTCGCAATGCATTTTAGCCGAGTACACTTGCCGCGTACGTCCTATGTCCAATCCTTCAAATCAGTTCGGTGAGTGGCTGCGAACGTGGCGGAAAGAGGCTGAACTCGGCCAAGCCGCTCTTGGCAAAAAGGTTGGCGTCACCAAGCAGCACATCAGCAACTTGGAACGCGGCGAGGTTAGCACCTATACCGGCGAGGCGATTCGCCCAAGCTTTGACTTGGCGCTGAAACTGGCCAAGGTGTTAAAACGTCCAGTTAGCGAGGTTTGCGCTCTGGCTGGCTATGACATGCCCGAAACTGAAGCGCTGCCGCATCCGCAAAGCGTGGAAGAGGCGCTGCATCAGGTAGGCTACCTCTCCCCCCTCTCCGAATCCCAACTCGCACTACTCCGCCCACTACTCAACGCCTTGGATCAAACCGTGGAAGCGCTGGCCAAGCAGGTTCCGGGCGGCGCAATCCTCAAGTCGCTGGTCCAGGCCGATCCCCCCGACAACCGAATAGAAGAGGCTGAGCGAAAACGGGCATAAAGACTGACATCTCTTGCTATTCCAATCTCCTACAATTAATTATAATTTCACAGAATTGCGCCGCCGTGCGTATAATACGCGCCCGCAATTCTGCGGCAGCTAATTGACACAACACAGGAGAACATCAACATGCAGCCTATTGCCTCCCCGGATGGGCGGCCCCCGCGTCCGCCTGCCAATGGTGCCCATGTCACCGTGACCCTGATAAACGACGACGGCTCTGAATCGGTGCTATCAGGGACGATAACGAATCAACCTACCCGGCGCAAGATCGGGATTTTGCTCGAAGGGCGCTTCTATTACGGCTACGCGAATTTCTACTCCCCAGGCGCCCACCGGCTACTGATTAACGGTCGAATCTCAGTTGTACAGGCCGAGGATGTGCAACTGATTTTGCTCAACTGATACGTAAAAGCGCGAGTCCGCCCTCGCGCTTTGCTCACTCCCCCTACTATTCCAACAATCGCTCAATCTCCGAATACCCCAGCGCGTCCCGCAACCCCAGCAGCACGTCACGGGCGAAGCCTCGCACCTCGTCCGCCGTCCGGTCGCCGTGCGAACGCAGCAGGCCGTTCAAATGCGTGGCGGTCAGGTTGCTGTAGCGCAACCATTCGCCGGAGTTGTGGCTGTGGCCGCTGGCCTGAAGCGCCAGTGTGAGTGGCACGCCGGCAAGAATCGCTCGGCTCACGAACGCATGCCGCAGGTCATGCCAGCGCAGCCCCGTCACGCACGCCGCCCGCTTCACCCCCTCCCACGCCCGGCTGATGTCCCGCGCGCCAAACAACGGCCCGCTCACCCACGCATCCACCACACCCCGCAACGCAGTATCCACCCGCGCCGTCATTGGCACAGTGCGCGCCTTGTTCGTCTTCGCATTCACCGCCCGCAACCTGATTTCCCGCCGCTCAAAATCCAAATCGTTGACCTCCAACGTGAGCAATTCATTCTGCCGCAGCCCGGTATCGGCGGCGACAATAATCAGCGGGCGCAAATACACTCGTGCCCCCCCCCCACACGCGGCCAGCAGCGCGATTTCCTCGCCAAATGTCGGCAACCGATCGCGGCGAGTCTCTGCGGCGGTGTCAATGAGCTTCGCCACGCCTGGCGCGCTGAACGGATTGGTTTTCAAATATCCACATGCCACGGCGTAATTCAAGACCGCCTTGAGCGCGGCCAGCGCACGATTGATCGCGGCCATGCTCCGTGCCCCGGTTCGTGTGGGTAGGTCGGCGAGGTGCAGGCGATAGGACTCAAGATCGGCGTGGCGAATTGTCGCAATTTTCTTCGTTCCGAAAAACGCCTCTGCGCTGCGCAGGAACGATTCCGGCGCCGTGAGTTCGCGACGCCCGGCGATTTTCCGTTCGCCCACGTACCGGGCGGGAACGAGCTTCTTTTTCCGATACTCCGCCGCCAGTTGGGCAAATGTCATCTGGCTGGAGCGGAGCGCGAGCGGCGCGGCGGCGTACTCGTTTCGCAATTCGAGCAGCAGCCGTTCGGCCTCGGCTTTTGTTTTGGCGAATCGCTTTATGCTGCGCCCCTTGCCCGTTTCGGGATCGGTGGGACAGATACGTGCGCACCAGCGTTTGCGCGATGCGTACCATTTATTCGATCCGGTGATTGGTTTTGCCAT